CAACTCCGTAGGTTACAGACTTGAGCGCAGCATGGTTAGGGAGTTGCCGGCTAGTGTATCTTCTAAGTAATAGGAGTAAAGATGTTAGAGTGTTTAATCATTGGGGATAGTATTGCACAAGGTATAGGGCAACACAGATCAGATTGTGTATCAGAAGCTAAAGTAGGTATTAACAGTCGTAACTATGTCGAGACGTATACATTACCCGAATCAAAGTTAACAGTAATTAGTCTTGGTAGTAACGATTTAGGTATGAGCAACCAATATACTGTGCTATATAACTTGCGTGGCGAAATTAAAGGCATTGTGCTATGGATATTGCCAGCTAACAATGACGAAGCGAGGAGCAATATACTAACTATTGCAAACATTCATAACGATAAAGTTGCTGATATTAGACAACTGCCGTTAAGTAAAGATGGTGTTCATCCTACTACAAAAAGCTATAAAGCACTAGCAAAACAATTTTAATGCGCTGGTAGCTCAGAGGCGGAGAAACCCCGTATGCGCTATCAAAATTAAGGAAACTGTAATGGTTGAAAAGTTAAATTTGTCAAAAGAAGAAATAGCAAAGATAGAAGAGATTAGAAAAAATCCTCCACCAATGACAGACTATGTTAGGCAATATATTGAAGCCTATAGAAAAAAATGCGCCGGTAGCTCAGAGGCAGAGCAGGGAGCTCTTAACTCCAAGGTCGAGGTTTCAAAATCCTCTCGGCACACCAAAATAACTCTTGACAAGTAAGACGTCTTACTATATAAACATAGTGTAGCAAGAAGGAACACGATATGGCTTACTGTATTAAGGTAGACGGCGAAATAGTGCTGGTCGCAACTGATGAAAAAGATGCACTCGCAATGATTGCTTCTAGTAAACTGGATCCGCAGTCCAAAGGCAAAAAAATTGTAATGGAAGTGTACGGAAATGGAAAAGAGTAAAACAATGATCCACAGCGGTAACCTAAGCTACTTGAACAGTGTGCATCGTAAATACGGTGTATGGAAATACAACATGTTCATGCTGAAACAGTGGAGCAACGGTAAGATGACTGTTGAATTTAGGGAGAAGGAAAGTGAAACGAAAACCTAAAGTGCCGAAGGAGCGTAATCCATTTGTTCAACATTTGGTTATGAAACATTCCGGACCGCACGGTAAAACTAAAAAAGCCGAACGTAGAGCAGAGAAGATTGCTTTACGCAAACAAATGGACCGGTAGCTCAGAGGCAGAGCAGGGGGCTTTTAATCCCAAGGTCGAGATTTCAAAATTCTCTCGGTTCACCATTACTTTGATGATACACTGATACCGAAGGGCACGACGGTTTGGTTAGTACCCCTGATGCCGGGCGAATGGTTCGAATCCAACAGTGTATCTTCTAAGTAATGAATATTGCCTCTTAGCTCAGTGGTAGAGCAAACGGCTGATAACCGTTAGGTCACTAGTTCAAATCTAGTAGGGGCAACCAAAATATACTTCCGTAGCTCAACTGGACAGAGCACCACGCTACGAACGTGAAGGTTGGGGGTTCGCAAATGATAAATAAACATATGAACTATAAAAAACATTATGATTTATTAATCGAGCGAGCAAAGATAAGACAATTAACAGATTATGTTGAAAGACATCATATTGTTCCTAGATGTATGGGCGGAACAGACGATAAGTCTAATTTAGTAGAACTAACGCCCGAGGAACACTATGTAGCACATCAGTTATTAGTTAAGATGTATCCAGAAAACGACAGTTTAGTTTATGCTGCTACTAAGATGACGGTGGCATCAAAGACAGTAAAAAGAAAAAACAAAAGATATGGCTGGCTTAAAAGACGCTATCAAAGTGTTTGTAAAAAAAGGATAGGAAATAAAAATCCTAGTTATGATCGTAGTTGGTATTATTGTCCAGAAACTTTAAATGAAGGAAAATTTCTATCAAGTAATATTCCAGCTGGTTGGATAAAAGGACGAAAATCAATAACTAAAGAAAACACTAAATGTTCTTCGTGCGAAACTGATACTAATAGTAAAAAATCTAAATGGTGTAATACATGTCGACGTATACATGGAAATTACAAAAAAGATGGTGCTAAAAAACAAGTTAAATCTAAAGATGCGTTTACTACAGAAGAAAAAACAAACGCATTAATAGACAATAACGGAAATATCCGCAAAGCGTTATTTTCGTTAGGATTAAATGATAGCGGATCACATTATAAAAAAATGAAAGAAATAAAGGCGTCTGTATACCCTCTGGCTACGAACTAGTTGAAAGGTTAACTGGACACATGGGGGTTCGACTCCTCCCAGGCGCACCAAATAGTTATAACGGACTTGGTTGTGTGCGAAACACGTAATACCAAGTTGCACAAACAGAAGCGATTCTGTTTTCACATGCACTATGGTTGGGGCCAAGCGGCTGGCCTGAATCCATAATACTCCTTGGGTGATGCCTTTCGGGAGCAAGCTAGGTTCAAATCCTAGACGTAGTGCAGTTGAAAACAGAGTTGTTGGGGGATAGTGTAGTCGGTAACATAACTGACTTTGAATCAGGAGATGGCAGGTTCGAGCCCTGCTCCCCCAGCCAAGACAACATTATATAGTGGTTCGAAACGTTATATGATGAGAATGCTTCCCACCCTGTGGAACCTCGGGGTGAGCAGATTGGCTTGCCACAGCGCAGGTGAAGGGGTAAAAGTCCCAATGGGGGTTCTGGGAATTAGTATTGATCCATCCTCTGATCCGCTAACTGATTCTAGATAAGGGGTTAGCCAAGATGGTGACGTCGACCTTAGCTAAAGCTGGCGAAATATACAGGTCGTTAAACTGGCTACAACCTGAGTAGAAATAAACGTTGTGAAACTGCTCTCGAAATTCAAATAGGTGACGGCAATCACCTTAACTGGGAGACTACATACCGTTGTTTTGCCGAACTTTGGTGTAGTAGACTGTTTCGTCTAGAGGATAGGATAAGCCCCGTAAAGGGGCGAGACATGGGTTCGAATCCCATAACAGTTTTGCTCCTAGTTAGAAATTATCTGTTCGTAGCTCAACTGGAAGAGCAAGGGATTTCTACTCCCTAGGTTGAGGGTTCGAGTCCTTCCGGGCAGGCCAAATTACACCAACTGATAAATATTTGCATGAAGATATACGAAGTTTATCAAGGTAAAATAAATTGGATTGCTCCTAACGCAGATCGTGAGCATGACGAAGTTCTTTATCAACTTGAAAATTATGACCCACAGCATATGCCAGATTGGGCGCATGAACGTTTGCAGCAACTAGCAGATAAAAGAGTATTTCGTGCTGCAATTGCAAGGGCAAAAGTAAAATTGTTGTCTAGGAACGATGTAAGGGGCGCAGGCAACACAGGTGATAGTTGGACCGATACGCTCAAATGGACTGAACCTGCAAAAAGTGCCCGTGCACCAACACTATACGGAAATGATAAGAAGGTAGAGCGCCCTATATATCTTCAAGATCCTAGTACTGGTGGGCTTTGGTTACTAGGCGGACATCATCGTAGCACATACGTTACTGCTGTTCTTAAACAACCAGTAGAAGCTACTATAATTTAATATACAACAAAGGTATCAATCACAGTGACCCCGGCATTAATCACTCGTAACACCTTAGCAGGTATTACAACAAGTCTTGCTATGGTGCCAGAGGTTGTTGCATTTGCATTGTTAGCACAAGTTAACCCATTAGTTGGCTTATATGCGGCTGTGATACTAGGGTTAGTTACATCTATATTTGGTGGAAGGCCCGGTCTTATTAGCGGAGGTGCTGGCAGTTTAGCTGTTGTATCTGTGGCACTGGTAGTATCACACGGTGTCGAATACCTGTTTGCATGTATTATACTCATGGGTATTATACAGTTTGTATTTGGTGCATTAAAACTAGGTAAGTTAATAAAACTAGTCAGTCCAAGTGTAATGACAGGGTTTGTTAATGGATTGGCATTGGTAATTTTTCTAGCACAACTAGAGCAACTCAAATCAAACGGTTTATGGTTGCAAAGTTACGAACTTGCTAGTATGTTAGGCTTGATTGCTATTACAATATTTGGTGTATACATTGCTCCAAAAATTACACGCCACATACCTGCAAGTTTATTTGGGATTGTGTTAGTGACTGTGTTTGTGATGATATTTGGCATTGATGCTAAAACTGTAGGTGATATTGCTCATATTAGCGGTAACTTACCAACGTTACATATACCCAACATACCGTGGACGCTAGAGACGCTGTGGATCGTAGCACCTTACAGTTTTATATTAGCAGCAGTTGGGCTAATAGAAACTTTACTTACTGCTAACCTTGTGGACGACTTTGTGCAAAATCACAAAACACAACCAAATAAGGAAAGTATAGCGCAAGGCATAGGTAATATACTAACAGGCTTGTTTGGCGGTATGGGCGGATGTGCTATGATAGGACAGACGGTTATCAACTTAAAAGCAGGCGGCACCCACAGGCTTGCTGGTGTAGTAGAAGCACTTTCTATACTTGCATACATTGTATTTGCCAGTGCTGTTATTGAATCTATTCCTATTGCAGCATTAGTTGGTGTTATGTGTATGGTATGCTATTATACATTTGATTGGACTAGTTTCAAAATTATAGATAAACCCAAACAAGATGTTGCGATTATTGTAATAGTAACTACTGTAACGGTATTGCTAAATCTTGCATATGCTGTCATATTAGGTATTATACTAACATACATATTTCAAAAATTTGAAAAGGAGTCGTTATGAGAACAAAAGCATTTAGACGACATCAAATAGAACGTAAAAAAGCGTGGGCTACAAATGCTGCACATGAGTGGTATAGGAATTTTCCAGAAACTCAACCTACAGCACGACAAATTGGTAGACTGTTACATACACCTAAAGCATGTAGTTGCTGGATGTGTGGTAACCAACGTCGGCTTGACGGCGATACTATACAAGAAAGAAAAAGCAAAGATATCCTGCGAAGTAGTGTTAACGGTCAGCACACTTGATTGTGGATCAAGGAGAGCAAGGTTCGAATCCTTCCCGCAGGACCAAAATTCGGAGACTACAATGAAATCAACTGCACGAAATGTAGGCAATGTTAACCTTAAAGGTAAGAAGACTAGACTACTTCGATGTGGATGCTGTTCTGCATTCAACTGCAAAGAAGATGAATTGCGTAAAGAACACAAAAAAGAAATGAGATATGCCCCTGTAACGGAAATTGGTAAACCTCTTCAGTCGAGAGCTGCAGGATTTATGGGTTCGAGTCCCATCTAGGGCACCAATATATATTGACATCTACCCTTAGATGCGTTACATTATAGTGTAAACAACGGAGAACTTACATGACGCTAACACGTCTAATTGGTGATATTCACGGTCTCGTGAATGATTACCGAGCATATGCTATTGATAAATTTGAAGGTCCTGTTGTCCAAATCGGCGACTTTGGTATTGGGTTTGGGCAAGGTGACTATTGGCACGAAAGCGTAGATGATTTTCATAAGCGCCACGGTCATCGTTTTATTCGTGGCAACCATGATAATCCCGGCATGTGTAAAACTATGCGTAGTTGGATTAAAGATGGCACAGTTGAAAACGATGTAATGTTTATTGGCGGTGCGTGGAGTATTGATAACCCTGATGCTCCTCCGGGTTGGTATAAGCGCAGTGCTGGTTATGATTGGTGGCCAGAGGAAGAATGTTCAGATGAACAGTTTGAACTGATGTTTGATGTTTATAAGACTGTTAAGCCACGTGTTATGATTACACATGACTGCCCTGCTAAAGTGTCCTACCCTATGTTTTGGGGTAGTGGGTTTATCAAAGGCCCCGTGTATCCAAATAGAACAGGTGCATGGTTTGATCGTTTCATTGATGCACACGAACCTGATGAATGGTATTTCGGACATTGGCACAAGACTATGGCACACAAGCATGGTCGCACTACGTTTCAATGCATTGGTGAACTTGATTATGTGGATGTTGAACTGTGAGTGAACATACTTGGGAATACTGTGACCTCTGCGAACATGATGTTGTTATCTGCGGCAAATGTGGTAATAACACCTGCAATGGCGGTCACGGCACAGTTGATGGTAAAGAGTGTGATGAATGCGAATCTGCTTATCAACTATACTTCGCAGGAATGAACAATGAAAAATGATAATGACATCTTCATGCCAGAAAAGTCAGAATGGGTTTGTTATATTAGTGGTGATCCTTCTAAGTTAGGCGGTAGTGTAACATTCCGTCCCAACAAAGACAAAGAACCAAATTGGTTTCATAGAAAAATGCACGGGTTGCTACTTGGTGTGAAATGGCATAAAATAAAACTTGACACGCCCAAGCCTAACTGCTAGCATATAATTATAGCAACAGGAGATACAAGATGACACACAAGTTTCGAGTTACTGTAGTTGAAAGTGAGCGTGGTTGGGGTCGGCGTTATGAATCCGTAGACTTTGATACTTTTTCAGAAGCTAAGGTCTACCGGGATCACATTAACAGCCAAAACAAACCAGTTGGTCCTGGCGAATTTGCTCCAGATTGGTACATGATTGCGGAAAAAGAAATCCGTGTAATTGAGAAATAAATTAAGGCCTAAGGGCCTTTTTTTTATTGACTTTTGTACCGAGATGTATTACATTAACAATGTAAGCAGTAAGGAGAGACATATGCTTGTAGTTTTTGACATTGATGGAACGCTTGCCAACTGCGAGCATCGTTTGCATCACGTTCTTAGCAAGCCCAAGAACTGGCCTGCATTTGACGCTGGCATTCCGAATGATACAGTAATTCCGCAAGTTGCTGCAATGTTCTTTACTCTGCGTGATGCGGGTCATGACATTGTTTTTGCTACTGGTCGTAACGAGCGTAGTCGGGATGCTACAGTTGCGTGGCTTACAGCTAATGACTTTTGGCGTCCCTGGTCTCATCTCTACATGCGGAGCAAAGATGACTACCGTAGCGATGATATTGTAAAGCGTGAACTACTAGACGACATTGTTGCAGACTACGGTAAAAAGCCAGACATGGTGTTTGAAGATCGGCCACGGGTTGTTAAAATGTGGCGGGACAACGGCATCTTTGTTTTTGATGTGAAACAAAAAGACGAGGACTTCTAATGAATGATCACTTCGCAAATCTTTTCTTTTTCCTACTGTGGGCAGAACGTGATGATCCTAACAGTTGGTATGGCGGCGTTAAGATCTCTGCTGCAATTGACTCGTTGGCAGCTATTATGAATATACCAGCTAGCGAGTTACGAAAGCTAATCGACTAATTTAACAAACTTTGGAGGACATCTGATGAATATTATTTTGACAAAGATGCGGCGTTAGAGCATATTAACACTTTAGATGCTGCAGCAAGAGAGTTGGATAGACAATGAACTTTGATGAATGGTTTGAAGAACATAAAGACGAACTTGCACAACTACTGCGTGGGGATCAAGAAGAAGCACTATATAAGGCATGGCTTGCAGGATATACTGCAGGCTTGGGCGAGATGGGCGAGTTTGCTAGAGAGTTGTGGACATTGAAATGACATACTGGTCACTGTTTTTAGACGACATCCGTTTTCCTGAAGATGTAAAATTTTTCTACGGTCCCTATAAAAACCTTATAATCTGCCGCACGATGGATGATGCTGTGTGGGCAGTCAAGCAGTATGGCTTGCCCACATTCATCAGTTTCGACCACGATCTTGCTGACGAACACTACGGCAAAGACACAGGCGAGAACACTGGCTATACGTTTGCCAAATGGTTCTGTGACTATATAATGGACAATGATTTGAATTTGCCTGTAGGATTCGGATATCATGTACATAGTATGAACCCTGTCGGTGCTGAAAACATCCGCAAGTATATGGAAAACTTTTTGGAGTTCAAAAATGGGTGACGAAAAAAACTATGAAGTAGTAAAAGGACTTTGGATTGGTTCAAAGTATGGTGATCTTCGGCGTGAACGGGCTGTGCTTATGAAACGGCTCGTTCACAATAATGATGTGTCAGTTAAGCCAAAAATCCGTGAACTTACACAAGAAATATACGAACACTGGCTGCATAAGGATAACACCGATGATTGAATTTAATACTTTAAAGTTTGGCGATAAAGTGTATATCGCTAAGGATACAAACAACGCTTTCAGTAAGAAGAAGATCAAAAAGATCATTAGGGGTGTTGAATGGTTTAGATATGATATTGCTGGTATAGACGAATTTTTTGTAGGATTTAAAGATTACGACGACTTCATAACATTTAAGACGGCGTGGGCATGACTGTGTACTGTGTAAGGATCGGAGATAAAGCCGAATGGCCTTACCCGTATGATAATTTTGCGGAGATGGTAAGTTGGGCAAAGGACTGTTGTGTTAGCTATATGCATTACACTGTAGCAGATACATCAGACGTTAGCGAATGGGATTGGCTTGCAACATTTACTTTTGAAACATACGAAGATAGTATAGCTTTTAGACTACGCTGGAAACACTAACATATATAGAGGGTAACATGCTAACTAAACAAGAACTAACTGAACAACTGTTAACCGGCGTATATAACGTTACGTTTACTAAAGTGGACGGTACTGAAAGAACAATGCCCTGCACACTTAGAGAGGATATCCTACCGCCTGCTAAACAGGAGGATCCACTTTCACTAAAGAAAGTGCGGGCAATCAATGACAACGTCCTAGTAGTATACTGCACAGACAAAAACGAATGGCGAAGCTTTCGTGTAGCTAATGTAATAAATGTTACCGCCGCCTAACCGATTTGTTTATCAGAAGCATATCCAAACCTTTTTTTGGGCGGATTGTGATTTCTATAGACAAAACAAAGAAAGCATACTACAATGGGCAGAGTTTTATAACTGTAACGTGCCATCAAAACTTCATGGTTGGATAGAATGTCCTGATGATGATGTGGTGGCAGCATTTAGGATAACGTGGGGATGCTAGTCAACATAACTAAAAGCATGGATCCTGGAGCTCAGGGAAAAATGTTTGATTGGCTGTTTACAGAATTTGGCGGACCTTCTCGTGGACGTTGGCGTCTCGTAAACCTAGCCTCTATTGAATTTAACAATATGGAAGATGGTGTGTATTTTAAACTAGTGTGGAATCATATATAATGTCAAAATGGGACAAGCATAGCCGAAGGTGGGAACCAAGTTTCAAACAACGGCTCGGGGATCGTGCGGCAGCTAAAAATAAACCCGAAAAGAAAACGTATATAGTAACACCCCCTAGATCAAGATACGATGATTGGGGTAACTCTCCGCCAGCTGTCCATTGGCGTATCTATATGGACGAATATTATTATGAATACAAATCACTTACATACGATGAAATGATTGAACTAAAATTGCGTGGATATACGGTTAAGCCCACATAAAAAGGTTGACTTCGATATGTCTTGAATGTATAACTTAACAGTAAGTTAGAGGAGGGCACGATGCCTGCGATCAAAGTATATAAAGCAAACGGAAAAATGGTTCCCGTAAGTGAAGCAAAAGTTGCTAAGGCATATCAATGTCCTTGGACTAGCAAAGTATTCGCTACTAAAGCTGCGTATACTAAACATCTTAGCGAACTTCGTGAGGATCGTATGCATCGTCGTGCTCGTCAAAATATCCGAAACAGGAAACTTGACGATCTAATCAATCAACCCTCTTTCCAAGATATTGTTAACTGGATCGAAACTAACCCTGAGTTTTTCTTTGATGGTCTTATTAAAGCTGGGCATAGTGGGTGGGCTCACCGTAGAGCGCATCTTCGTGAAGAGTTTTGGATTAAGATTACTAAACTTAATCTACACTGGAGTGACCGTGTTAGCAACAGTCACAATCGTCCACGTGATGGTGTTTCTAACTGGGAAAGAAATGTCGACAAACCGATGGGGTATCCGGGGTGGGCAGGACGTATTGAATTCCAGCTTAGTCATAACTTTGGATTTGGTAGTGATGTTCTAAGCAATACTGGTATCCATACTGGATCGGGCGGTGGCGGCAGTGATAATCACTTTGGTTATGAAGTTAAGTTTTTTGCTAGCGATTGGCCTGGGCTGCGTGGTGCTGCTATTGCCAATAAGCTAGCAGGTATCCACGAACCCAATTTTGAGATTGCAAATTAAGTAAAGAAACATAGGAGTTAAAGATGACACATAAATTCGTAGTAGGTGATTTAGTTCGCAAGCGATATGGAACAAAAACAATTGTTGTTAGAGAACTCTACAGCAACGTTCTATACGGATATTACAAACATAGCGGAACAAGCACTGGTCGACTAAACCCAGGCGACCTTGTTAAAGTAGAAAACACAGATAACGTAGAAGAAAAAGGATATGGAAAAATGAAGGGTAAACTGTTTCAAACCAAAGACGGTGCTTTTGGTATCGGTCTTGCAGTTAACAGCCAAGGCAAATATGTCTTGGAAATGAAAGGCACTGGCGATCTGGTGGCGTATGACAAGAATGAAGTAGAACTTGTTATGCCGTTCACTTACAATGTGCAGTTCAACGGAGTAGGCACTGAGTATGCTTATCTTGGCAAAGAAGGCGTTGTGAAGGTAGGTGACCTATTGCTGAAAACTGACACTAAAGGTTTCAGCATTGGTCGAGTAACTGCCGTTAACACTAAAAGCGAACGTGCTACCAAGCACTTCGACGGTGCTAAAATCGTGACAGAGGCACTTGATCAATGAGCGATATATGGGTAATCTCGGATACCCATTTTTAATAAAAAACTCCTTTTAGCATAAATAGTTAAGAGGAGTTTTTTTAATAGCTGTTAATATATGTTTAAAGTGTAGCAAAGAATATCGTGTAAAACCATCCCTGCAACAGAAGAGCAAATATTGTTCTATAATATGTAAAGGAGCATATCAGAGTATAAATCGTAAAGGATTTAACAATTCAAACTTCGGTAAAAAGTGGAGTTCAGAAAAAAAGAACAACAGTCTGGGATTCTAACATTCTATTCTACACACCCCAAATGGTCGTTTGCTAGAGTTAATGATAGGGGGTGTGTAACAGAGGTTGCTGAAAAGAACCCTATCTCAACTAATGCAACAGTTGGGTACTACTATTGGAAGAAGGGCTCAGACTTTGTAAAGTATGCTGAGCAAATGATTAACAAAAATGTTCGTGTCAATAATGAATTTTATGTCTGCCCAGTGTTCAACGAAGCTATTGCTGATGGTAAAAACGGTTCGTATTGTTGAAGCAAAAGCTATGTGGGGTCTTGGCACTCCAGAGGATCTTAATTACTATTTAAAAAATTTTGGAAATATAACAAATGAATGAGACGTGTTTTCTTGCCCCTGTACACAGTAAAGGATTTAAATACGGCATAGACTATGTCAAAAGTTATAATAAGTTTTACAATGATGATCATTTGTATTTGGTATTTTCCAATCAAGATGAAATGAATGATTTTAGATACTTGGTTGGATCAGAAGCTCGATATAGACCAATATTATGTACAGAACATTTAACATATTCAAAACCAATATCACAGAAAAAGTTATTTGGCGTAAATTATGTATTTCAAACTACATCATTCAATCAAGTTGCGGTTACTGATGTTGATTGTATATTCGTAAAGCATGTTAATTATGATCAACTAATGCTCGATCGAGCCGCCCGCTCCAAGTTTTTTACCAGTAGTTCAAACAATACAGACGTAGTTAATAAGGTAGGTAGAGCAGCAGCCAAAAAGTTTTTTACACCATTAGATGTAAAAAAACTCGAGACATTGACAAACGGATTTACAGATTATTTTTGGTTTAATGATATACCTGTTTATTCACGAGAATATTTTAAGTTATTTAAACAGTACATTAACTATCCATCTACTATTGATAAACTTGAATATACAACATTTGATTTTATACTATATGCATATTACTTATTATTAAAATCTTACGCTGTAATTGAACCAATTACAGTTAACGGAAACCGGCCGCCAATCCAAGATAAAGGTAGTTTCATTGAGAGTCAACGTGTATTTAACCCTAACTACTTTAAGCAAGCAATTGAGCAATTTCGACCGATGTGGTTAATTGACCTTATCGAAAGTGATAATCAAGATGTTATGATAAAACTGCATGTTGATAGGATTAAAAAGTGAAGAATGTAGTTTTTCAGTATTTTCTTAATTTTAATGGAGTTGGTAAACAAGGAGCTTACTATACTACTGAAGGCATTCCTGATTGGGCAGCGAGTTGAATCCGATGCAAAAATTGCAGGATATATATCTGATTGGTATAAAAGCCAAGGATATGAAACTCAAGTTCAAGTATTCGAATACGAGGAAACATGAAATGACTAATATTGTAAAAGATATTATTGAACAAGAAGTAACAGTTGATGATTGGGTTGCATATATCAGACCCTATTATCATAATCTAGCTGTTGGGCGTATTGTAAAGTTTACACCTAAAATGGTTAGGGTATTGCACAAAGGTAAAAGTAAAGCCAGTAATGATATTGGCGATCTAGTTAAAATTACTGATGTTGTAAAGATCGACACTGAACAAATCATAGTTTTACGTTTGGCTGGAAAAATGTAAGATTATCTGCTAATATAAATAAACGTATGAAACATAGAATTAATCAGTCAGCTGATTCTCTTAGAGAGTCTAACGTCGTCATTGGACATCTTGACAAGATTTGCAGTTTTTAAGTGGGATACTAAAATAAAACATGATCGTGGTAATAGCCAGTGAACCCAATTCTGACTTTTCAGTAGAAGACACAATATTAAATAGGTCTTACTGTATTGCATATAACTCACATTTAACAGTTGATAGCGATTTAACAATCTACCAGCATTTGACACTAGCAGGCATTCGATTGCAAGAAATACTGTTATTTGAGACTGAACATATGCTCGATGCTGCCACAACACCTGTTCTAGTAATTCTTGATAACTCGTTTGAGTTTGATAAATTCACAAACAAACAAATCAGCACTGATACTATATTTTTTGACAGCTTACAAGATAACATTAAACCTACTGCAATTTATGGTAGTATTGTTTCTGTTACTAAAGTTCTTAGGAGTGCTAACAAACTTCAATTTCTACTAAAAGATAACAATGCAGTAGTTAAATTTCCGTTTCTTGGACCATGTCATGAACTGTTTCAATTGTTGTGGTATTCTGTAAAAATAGGTTTAAAAGTATATGAAGCAAAATAAAACAGCAATTTTTATTAGAGGTTATAAACGTACATGGGACTGGATTAAGAATGATACATTTAAAACCTTCAATCAAGCATATGGCGACGATATAGATTGGTACGTCGCTGTGTGGAACAGCAACACTGCTGTATACGACTCAATGCTAAAAGACTTTGATGGTAAAAATCTTAAATCGTTTCATATGATAGACGAAAAAGACTACCCGATGCCAATAACTATCAGGGGGTACGAAGAACCTGGATTCCTTCACAAATGGACTCATAAAATTGATACTTATTGGCGCTTGGCGTATCTAGATCAATTGTTAGGTATAGATAAAATCAAATATGAATTTGATACTGGTATTCAGTATGACACGGTTCTGTTTACACGATTTGATCTATACAATATCATTGGTCACGACAATAAGAAATATGTAAAACCAAAACCCTTTACAATTTCTTCAGAAACTACCAGAGACGAAGATCTTGATTTTTCAATAATTGATGATTGGCAGTATATAACAGACTCGCTTACGTCGGACATTGTGTCTTTTAGATTTTTTGACACTTATATCAATGATTATTACAATCAAGCCACACCCTTATCACCAGAGACGTTACTTTCTAGTTACATGTTTAGAAATAGTATAGCATACGATGCTAAAACTGCACATCGATATTTTACATCGTTTATAATACGACCAGACCAAGTTGATATATTCCCGTTACCATCAATAATCAATGTTTGTCGGCCAAACTCTTGGCTATGCGAATCTATTGAATACAAGCTACACCATTGCAATAAAACGAATATAGATCCAATTGAATACCATATTCGAGGAATGACTTAATAAAACGAGTAATGCATAATAAAAAATCTGATAATTATGTTAGTGGAAGAAAAATAACAAAAGGAGGGGGTGGCAATGAAACATAGAATCGTCTTAGTTACGGGAGGTTTCGACCCTCTACACAGTGGGCATATTGCCTACTTTAAAGAAGCAAAAAAATTAGGTTCAAAATTAGTAGTTGGGTTAAACAGTGATAATTGGCTTACACGTAAAAAGGGTAAGCCATTTTTAACGATTGATGAACGAAAAATTATCCTAGAAGCACTTGAGATAGTAGATAGCGTTATCACATTTGATGATAGTGATGGTAGTGCTAACCTAGCCATATACAAGTGTTTGCAGCAACACCCGGAATGCAAAATAATCTTTGCAAACGGCGGAGACAGGACCAACACTAATACACCAGAATACAACACGTATGGAAAAATGCCCTGGGTTGAGTTTAAATGGGGCGTTGGCGGGACTGATAAAAAAAATTCAAGCAGTTGGATTTTAGATAATTGGAAAACACAGCGTACCGAACGTGATTGGGGATACTGGCGTGTGCTGGATGATAAAGGCACAATCAAAACTAAAGAACTAGTTATTAACCCAGGCTGCAATTTAAGCGACCAAAGACATTTTCATCGCAGTGAGCATTGGTATGTTTTGACAGGCAACATACAAATAGACACTGAATACAACAACAAATGGCAAGTGCAACTACTGTCTCCCAATACTACATACGTGATTGGTCCTAATGTTTGGCACAAAGCAACAAACACAGGCGATACTCCGGCGCACATTATCGAAATCCAATACGGAGAACGGTGTGTTGAAGATGACATTGAACGAAGATAGTGTCACTAAACCTACCCTATAAATATTAAACAGCGCATAGCGCATAAAGTCAAAGGATACATAATGAGAAAGCTCGCAACCATTAAGCACGAAAACAAGCAAAGTCAAATCTATGTTAACCACGAACTACTTGTTGTAGAATTTTACGAAAACAACAAACGTGTAGGTGAAATAGAGTATCCAAACAAAAGTTATCACTATGTATATGACGCTGCAGAGAACTGGATCATGGGCATTCTAACACAGGCTACCATCAAAAATTATGGTATGTTAGTAGCATAAATCGTAAAAAATAGGTTGACAAAGTAAGACATATCACTTATATTAATACTGTAAGCGAAACAAGGGATGTTTGAAATGGCAAAAGCAAAGATAGCATGTTACCGTGTTGTTAAGACAGGTAGAGAAGATCTCACTCGTGCGTTTAATTCTCGTATTGATGCCGAGATCCATGCTCGTAATTTTAACAAAATCCAAGGGAGTGGCTACAATTGGTCGAAGATGTGGGCAACAGTTGAGCGTGTTCGTGTTGACGGAACTAGCGAACTAATTTAAAAATTGTTAACAGACAAATGGCAAAACAGGAGTTGATGATGCACTACACGTTTGACGAAAACATTGTGTCCGATTTGTATAAAGATGCCTACGGCTTCCGTCCAGGCGCTGACTTTTGGTCGGATTGGAAGAATGCGTCCAACAAAACCAAGCAGAAAGTTTGGGATGATTTGCTGATAGATCTTGAACACAGTATTGAACGTGACCGTGCAGATGCGGCTCGTGCTGCTGAGGAGTTTCTAGGCCGTATCGAACAGATGATCGAATACGGTGCTGCTGATTATGAAACTGCACTGCGTTGGATTGTTGATGCCGAAGGTCCGTTTGATGATGATCAGGACATTGAGCATTTTGTTTGGAAACAAGGACTGCTGTGTTGCGAATTTGGTCGCCAGCTGGTCAAAGATATCAAGGGAATTATGTAATGGCTAAACCAAAAAAAGTCACGTATGACACTAACAAAGTGTTGCAACTTGCGATCCTAGTTGACCGCAATCAGGGCTTCATTAAAAGTGGATTTGGGTTTTATGACCACAATACCAAAACTGCAACTCATGATAACAAAACTGCTATCATGCGTATTTTGTACGGCACTGATTTAATGCCTGCTATTCCTGATGATGTTGTTGCAGATGCAGCAAAGATTACAAACAGTTTTAAAGAAGAACTGGTTGGCAAAAAGTTGATGAACAAGATCAACAGCTTCGAGGAAAGTGTTCTCGGCACACTTTCAAATGATGAAACTGAAGCGTTTGGTATTAGCATCCTTGCTAGCCTTCCCAACAGTTTCCGTGTTCAATCAAAGCGTCAAGGACTGGATGATTGGTTTGATGCACATCGTGCCACTAGCGAGTTTGTTGGCGCAATTGGCGACCGTTTGCGCTTTGATGTTGAAGTCAAGGACGTTAAGTTTATCGCCAAGTTTGGTATCCATTTGGTTACCTGTGTGAACAATGATGGTAACATTGTTAAGTTTTTCTTCAACCGTGAACCCGACATCAGCGGGTTGATTGAGGGCAAAAAGATGGTGTTGACTGGCAAAGTTAAAACCCACGATGTAAGCAAGTTTAGCCAGTGCAAAGAAACTGTCCTAAATTATGTGAAAATCGAATAAAAAAGGTTGACTCTTCCGCAGTTTGTGTTAATGTAATGAAGTAGACAGAGAAACAGACGGAGTGACAAAGATGCAGAAAGTAAACGTTTTGAATGGCTCGTATCGCAATGTCGAGATCAAAGACACTGTGTTCACGCTGGTCAAAGAATACACTGAAGGCAAAGACAGTAATTACATTACTGTTGACGGATCCGGACACGCTGGCTTGCCCGCAAACAAGGTTCGTATTAAGGTCGCAGGTCGTGAAGATTTTGAATTGCTCGACGGCGATGAAGCTGCAGAAGCTGATGTTAAATCAGCGCCCGAAGATGATGACGCTGTTATTGAACGCTTGCGTGAACGTTTCCAAGTTTTGGAAGATATGACGTATGCTTCGTGTGACGGTGTTGTGCGTGGTATGGTTGTTACTGGTCCTCCCGGCGTTGGTAAAAGCTACGGTGTTGAAAAGGTCATCCGCGAAGCTGAACTGATGAACAAGATGGGCGGCAGCACTAGTGCTACTGGTCGCAAATATGGTATGGAAAAGGGTGCTGCTAGCCCAATTGGTTTGTTCAAACTGTTGTATGAATATTCCAATGCTGGTAGTGTGCTTGTGTTGGACGACTGCGATAGCGTGTTGTGGGACGAACAGTCACTGAACTTGCTGAAAGCGGCACTAGACAGCAGCCCTAAGCGTTACTTGAGCTGGCGTTCGGAAAGCCGTGTGTTGAAAAACGAAGGTATCCCCGAAACGTTTGAATTCAAAGGTTCGATCATTTTCATTACTAACCTCAAGTTTGACAAAACACGGGGCAAGATCAAAGATCACCTTGATGCTATTATGTCACGTTGCCACTACTTGGACTTGACACTAGATACAATGCGTGAAAAATTCCTGCGCTGCCGTCAAATTGTTCAAGATGGCATGCTTTACTCTTACAATTTTAACCAAGCGGATCAAGACGAGCTGCTGGGTTATATCTCCGATAACCGTAACAAACTCCGTGAAATGAGCTTGCGTATGGTTCTTAAGATCGCCGATCTCAAGCGTATGAACGGTGATAAGTGGAAGCGTTATGTAGAAATGACCTGCATGAAGCGTTCCTAAAACAGCGTCGGACAGTGGGCCTCCTCTGTCACAGTCACTCTCACTCCCACTGTCCGACTACCTGGGGCTAGTAAGATATCTTACTAGCCCTTCTTTTTACTAAGTATTTACAACGATAGTTGACATAATTTAATAAGCAGTTTATAATAAAAACATGAAATGTAAAATCGTACTTAAAGATGAAGTTAATTGCAAAATCGAAGGACTAGCACTAACTACTCGTCGTAAACTAGAAAAAAAACTAAAGTTCTTGCTACCATACGCTTTCCATACCCCTTCTTATAAACTAGGAAGATGGGATGGGTGCGTAGGTTTCTTTACGACTGGAGGCAACACATTTATAAATTGCTTACCCACAATCCTGCCCATCCTAGATGAAGATAGGTATGAGGTAGAGATTGAAGATGAACGCACTGCATGGAAACTTGACTTTCCTGAAGTTACAGAAGGTCACTTTAGTCATAAGGTGTGGCCTAAAAAACACCCAGCAGCAGGTGAGCCTGTTATGTTGCGTGATTACCAAGTAGAAATTATTAACCAATTCCTTGCTAATCCACAGTCACTACAAGAGATTGCAACTGGTGCAGGTAAGACGCTTATAACTGCAGCCCTTAGTAACTTGGTTGAACCATATGGGCGTAGTATTGTTATTGTTCCAAACAAAGACTTGGTTATCCAAACAGAAGCAGACTACATTAACTTAGGACTAGACGTTGGTGTTTATTTTGGTGACCGTAAGGACTTGAACAAAACACATACCATTTGCACATGGCAAAGCCTAAACATTATTGACAAACGATTTAAGGATGGTGAAAGCGAATATAGCCTAGCTGATTTTTCTGAAGGTGTAGTATGTGTTATGGTAGACGAGGTTCACCAAGCAAAGGCTGATGTTCTAAAAAAGCTACTTACGGGCCCGTTTAGCAATATCCCCGTTCGTTGGGGACTTACGGGCACAGTGCCTAAAGAAGAATGGGAACGGCTTACTATTACAGTAGGATTGGGTGATGTTATCAATAAGCTAGCAGCAAGCGATTTGCAGGACATTGGTGTTCTTGCAAGTTGTGAAGTAAACGTTATTCAACTACAGGACAACGTAAGCTATGGTAACTACCAAAGTGAACTTACATATTTGACGACCAACAAAGAACGGCTTGACTACATGGCTACGCTGATCCAATCATTAGCAGATGATGGTAATACACTTGTTCTTGTTGACCGTATTAGTGCAGGTGAAGGTCTAATGGAAAGATTAGGAGACTGTGCAGTATTTGTCAGCGGTAAGATGAAGTCAAAAAATAGAAAAGAAGAATATGACGAAATCTCTGACTCGGACAACAAAATTATTATTGCAACATATGGTGTTGCTTCTGTAGGGATTAACATTCCCCGCATTTTTAATCTTGTGCTTGTTGAACCTGGCAAGAGTTTTGTTCGTGTTATTCAAAGTATAGGACGTGGTATTCGTAAAGCAAAAGACAAAGACAATGTCAGAATTTGGGATATCACAAGCAGTGCAAAGTTTAGCAAACGACACTTGACTGAACGTAAGAAATTCTATTCTGATGCAAAATATCCTTTTTCTATCACAAAAGTAAACTACAAATAAAAAATGTTACATAGACGCATAAATAAAAGAAAAGGAGCGTCTATGTTTTTGACAAACAAGTATACAAGTTGGTATTATAAAATTATAGAAAATGCAAAGACAAGGTTGTTAACAGGTTATGTAGAACGTCATCATATCATCCCCAAGTCGTTAGATGGATCAGATGACAGCAAAAATATAGTGTCATTGACTGCAAAAGAACATTTTGTCTGTCATCGACTACTTACCAAAATGACAGAAGGAAATCATCGATATAAAATGCTACATGCTTTGGGCGGTTTTGTGCAAGATGGCGGGAATGTTAGACGAAACATATCCAGTAGACAATATGAAATTGCACGTAATGCAATACGAGAAGCAAGAATTGGTGTAAAACATACAGAGGAAACTCGATTGAAAATGAGCAAATTGGCGAAGGGTAGAGTACCGTGGAATAAAGGCCTAACTGGTGTTCAGCAAATCACAGAGGACCATAAACAATCAATGAAGGAGTTGTATGCAGGTAAATCTCTAGACGAGCGGTATGGAAGCACACAAAGAGCAAATGAAATTAAAGAGAAAATATCTTCTTCTAAGCTAGGAAAACCCTCAGGTATGGTAGGAAAGACACATACCGAAGAAACTAAAAATAAAATGAGTGAGGCGATGAAAGGAAAACGAGGGCCACAACAAAGAGTAGTGTGTCCGTGTTGTCTTAAAGAAAATAAAACAGCAAGACATGTTAAGTTTTGCAAGGTGGAATATAAATGAAGATACTAACTGTAGATAATGTGTCATATGAACTGGATTTGGTTCCAGAAGAGATTGACGACATTAGGTATTGTGTGTTAGACTACAGCGATAAGGATAATGCGGATTACATTTTCGTACCTCTAGTATTTTTGGAAAGTTTTAGTAGCCCTGCGGCTGTGCTAAAGCTAGGCAAGTGGAACGTTACTGTGCCACTTGATTGGAGTTTGATTGTGTGTGATGCAGAGGTGGGGGATCCAGAAGTATTGCCCATTACAAGTTTAAATGACAGGGGATTTATGGCGTTTATTTTCAATCCTATTTCTGGATTTATGCCAGACTTTGGTGAAATTGAGATCATAAATATCTACCAAGAGATGCGTTGGTATTTCCCCAAACTAAAATATGGACACATATTGGCAATACCTCTTGAAACAGGACCAAATCCTAAGTGTGCATATTTTGTTAAAGAAACAGGTAAGATTCCTGATGTATTAAGTACGGATGATTTGTGGTGAGCAAACTAAACATTAATGAAGAAATGAGAGCAATTGATTGCCGTGATTTTGCTTGGTGGGATAATCTCACTAAAGACGAGCAAGCGGTAATGGAAAAGCAAATGTGGATTCAAATGCGTTGGGCAAGTTGTGTAGATGGTGCAAATACTGCACCCTATCTTATGATCGTTAACGACTTTACAAACTTGCACTTCAATTCACTACGTCATCATCCACAGTTGCAACACAGGCTGTTACAGTTAGCCGGTGCTGGTACTAAGCAACGTAGGGATTGGATTGCACCAGGCAAAAAAGGCAAGAAGAACAAACTAGCAGAATGGTTAATGACGCAATATCCAACTCTAAATGATGCTGAACTTGAGTTGATGATTGAAACAAACACCAAAGCAGACCTTGTTGACGTAATGGAACAGCAAGGCATGACCACTAAGGAAATTAAAGACCTATTCAAATGATTACGTGTGAGTATTGCAAACAATCGTTTAAACGTGAAAGCACCGCAGCAGTCCATATGTGCGAGAAGAAGCGCCGATGGATGCAAAAGGACATGCCCGAAACAATTGCAGGGTTCACTGCATTTGACTTGTTTTTCAGACTAAGTATGCAAAGCAAACCTAAGGTATTTGCAGAGTTTGTAGACAGCCCATACTACAGTTCATTTGTAAACTTTGGTAGCTATTGCCTCAACACGCATGTGATTGATGCAGAGGCATACACACGCTGGCTAGTGCGTAATCAAGCTAAACTTAAAGATTGGGCTGCTGATCGTATGTATCTCAACTATGTAAAAGAGCATTTGAGAAAAGAATCAGTTGGTAGAGCGTTAGAACGATTTATTGAACATGCAAGTAAGACGTCTTACTTTGATACATTTTGGGAAACAGCAAGCGGTTATCTTATTGCAGATTGGGTAGAAAGTGGTAAGATCAGTCCTTGGATTTTGCTATGCAGCCAACGTGCAAGTGATGCAGTGGGCCGTATGAATACTGAACAAATGAACAGAGTAGCAGCATGTATTGATGCTGATTATTGGTCGAAGAAACGAGATTTAAGCCCACACGATGCTGAATGGGTTAGTAGTATTATAGATGGAGTTAAAGTATGAGGGACTTAAAAAATGGATATTGATATCGACTTTTCCTCTAGAGATGCAGCACTAAAGCTGTTTAAACATGTGCCTGCTAGATTACAAAATCGTAAACATAACACGGGGGTGTATTTTCACAAAGTGCCAACAGATCCATTAAAGAATGTTTGCACAATAGATCACAAAGCAGCAGATGATGCTGGATACTTTAAGTTGGACTTTCTTAACGTAAGTATCTACAAGGATGTGCGTAGCGAAGACCATTTGCAGCAATTGATGGATAGAGAACCTATTTGGGATTTACTGCAACATGATGAATTTATTAGTAAGTTGTTTCATGTAGCAGAACACAGTGATGTATTAAAAAAGCTAAAGCCCGACACTATTGAAAAGTTAGCAGCAGTTATTGCTATCATTAGACCTGCAAAACGCTACTTAGTTAACTGTACATGGGATCAAATTTTGAAAGAGGTTTGGGTTAAACCAGATAACGATCAATACTTTTTCAAAAAAGCCCATGCGATTGCTTACTCACATGCAATCGTAGTACAAATGAATTTATTATGTGAACAGTTGCATACGGGAGCAAGCAATGAATGAAATAGACAAAAACAGATTTGTCAGAGATATTGAGCATGATGGATTTACTGTCCACAAAGAAGTATTTGACAAGGATAAGATTGCAGAGCTAGATGCATTTGCTGCAACACTGCCGCCACAACGTGGGCATGATAAAAATAAAAAGTGGTATGGTTGGAATCATGTTAGTGCTATGGAAAATCCACTAACTGATGTTGATTGGGGGTATTATTGGACTGCAAACGTAGACCATCCAATTATTGATGAAATAAAAGCAGCAATGACCCCGTCTGTTGATCAAATTTTTGGTCACAAAAATTGGGTATGGCACGTGCAGGATTTTATTGTATTACAACCAGGTATGAATTTTAGAAGACCGCACATCGACACTCCCTATCGTTTCAAAGAATTTAGATATTCTAAGGAATTCTTAGGACTACAGTTTATGGTAATGATGTGTGATTTTAATGAAGATAACGGTGCTACTGGATATGTTCCGGGTACACACAAGTATTTTTACGATGCAATTGATATGCGAGATCACCCAAATAGTTGGGACTTGTTCTTTGTGGACAATTATACACAGTATACAGCACCAGCAGGAAGTATGGTTGCTTGGCACCCTAGATTGTTACACAGTACAATGCCAAACAAAACAGATCAAGTGCGTAGGGCATTGTTAATTCACGCTGCAGAAAAAACAACTGCTCGTAGGTTAGAGGTAATCGACCCGCAAGTTAATGTTGTATTACGAAAGACCTAAAATTTTCTTACTAGTTGAATATTTCTACGTTTAGCTCTACGTTGAACAATATTACTTAGACTAACAATAGGCCCATGTATAACTACGAAGTCTTTAAGACTAAATGAGATTAGTGTGGGTCTATATTTTTCCCAACGACTTTTGAAAATAATGTTAATGGGTATAAGTCTGTTTGTTCCCCACCACCATTCTTCACCAAGATCTAAAAACTCTTTTTTATCGTCGAGGTGTTTAATAGTCTCAAAATTATACATACTGGCCAACTGATGGTCCACATTTTGTATTATTCCAACGTATTCGTTACCGCCATACGCAACAAGTGTTAAAAATGGAAAGTCTTCTAGTAAATTTTGGTATTTCTTAGGAATGTTTGTCATCTTATACTTACTTAGCAAATAAATACTATTGGAGATCTGCAAAATGATATATCAAGGCACAGCATACAATTATAACCAACGTAGTGAGATACTACTTCCGAATAGAGGAGGTACTACCTATTATGGACCTCAAAATCACAAACCTCTAATAGTTTACGCAGGGTTAGATTGTGATTTAGAGTTTTTTGTTAAAACCCCTGACCGCAAATCAGTTAACTTAACTAACAAAACATTTGTTGCCAAGATTGTTGACAGAACGGCTAGTGCTGTTATCTTAACTAAAACTCTTGCTGTAGTTGACTATAACAGTGGTAACATAGTAATGAAAATCCTACAAGGTGATACTACAAACTTTAGTGCAGGATTGTACGATCTCGTTATTACTTATACTGATATGCAAAGTAGAACTTTTGGACTTAGCAGTGACCAAAACAACAGAATCAGTTTTGTTCTAGAAATCAAAGATAATCCACTTGGTATAGTTATTGCTGACAGTGCAGTGAATGATACATTCATTTCCAGCGGTTCTAATTTGTATACAAACAGAAATGCAAGCACAGCACAATCATTTAACCAAGACGGCACTAACACATGTGCAGTATATACAACAGGGTACACGGGCGTATTTTATGCACAGGGCTCACTGGAGTTAAACCCCACTGAAACGGATTGGTTCGACATACAACTAGACCCAGAATCAGCAAACGACAGTTGGACGTTTACTACCAGCACAGGTGTAACACCATTTACATGGGATGGTATGTTTATGTGGGTAAGATTTTATCACACACCTGCTGTAGGCAACACAGGAACACTTGACAAAGTACTTTATAGAAGCTAATATAGCTTTATGTTAGTCTTGGATTTCGTAAAACAAACAATGCCTGCATCTTGGCGATTAACGCCCAGTGGTTGGGTGAGTGGCAATTGCCCTATGTGTGCTACACGTGGACATAAAGCCGACACACGGCGTCGTGGTGGTATAATGTTTGTAGACGACAAGTTTCAGTATAACTGTTTTAACTGCAGCTTCAAAACTGGATGGAGTCCTGGAAAACGTATAAACGAAAATCTTAAAGAACTGTTGTTAAAGTTTGGTGCAGACCCTGCACAAATACAGCGTGTTAACTTTGAACTACTCAAACAACAAGAAAACCAAGATGTAGCAAAACAGTTTATACCTGAAGAAAAAGTAGAAGAAGTAAAAGTAGCGTGGGCAGATCATGAACTACCTGCCGAAAGTAAACTGCTACACGAAGTTGATACTGACACATTATCAGAGGAAGAGCTAGTAAAGTTTGTGCAAGCGTGTGAGTATCTTGAAAGCAGACACCTGGGATTTTATCCTAACTGGTATTGGTCCCCGTTCAAGCACTTTAAGAATCGTGTAACACTGCCGTTTTATCACAACGGTAAGGTAGTGGGGTATACTTCACGTTGGGTGGGTAATACTCCAGACAAAGAAACACCCAAGTATTACTTGTCTAGTCCTAGCAACTTTGTTTACAATTTGGATGCACAAACAACGCACGAGTATGTTATAGTTACAGAAGGGCAGCTAGATGCCCTGCTAGTGGGGGGTGTTGGTATGAACGGTAATACACCCAGTCCCAAACAATGCAGTATAGTAGAGCAGCTAAACAAGCGTATAGTGCTGCTACCCGATGCTGACAAAGCAGGGATGGAAATGGTAAAGACTGCAGTTAAACGTGGATGGAACGTTAGTTTTCCACCATGGGAAGATTGCAAAGACGCAGGTGATGCAGTGCAGAAGTACGGCAGACTATTCACAGTGCGTAGTATATTAGACAGCATAGAAACAAGCAGTACTAAGATACAGATAATGGCAAAGCAGTATTGTAAATGAAATGGAACAATGCTATAGTAGCTAAACGTGTAAGCACTCATAAAAAGTTTGCATGGTTTCCCATTAGATTAGAAAATGGAAATCTACTATGGCTTACTCCTTATTACGAAGAAGTGTATTTTTATTCTTCAGGGTTTGGCTACAGAAGTTTAGCAAGCTATTATTATACTAAAGACGAATATATGATGAGAAAGTTGAGTGGGGTTGAATGAGCGAAGATTATAATGAAGAATTACAAAAACTATACATAGAATTTCTATTGGCTGACAAAGATTTGTTTGTCCGCTGCAATGCTATTTTGCAAAGCAAATATTTTAGCAGACGTTATCAACCCACTGTTGACTTTATTAAAGAACACGTAGACAAATATGGGCAACTGCCTACTATTGAACAGATCAGTGCAAAAACAAATGCTAAAATAGATGACCTAAGTAACAAGGTCACTAAAGAGCATAAATCTTGGTTTATGGATGAGTTTGAAAAGTTTTGCAGACACAAAGCACTTGAAGGTGCAATTCTTGCTAGTGCTGATAAGTTAGAAAAAAATGATTATGGTGCAGTTGAACAGCTAATTAGGGACGCAGTGCAAATTGGTCTTGCAAAAAGTTTCGGCACAAACTATTGGGAAGATCCTGCAGGACGTATTCAACGGATCAAAGACAACAGAGGTCAAAATAGTTCAGGGTGGACTACATTTGATAACGTGCTATATGGTGGATTCAATCCAGGCGAACTTAACATTTTTGCAGGTGGGTCGGGGTCTGGTAAATCGCTGTTCATGCAAAACTTAGCATTAAACTGGGCATTGCAAGGAAAGAATGTTGTTTACATCAGCTTAGAACTTAGTGAAGAACTTTGTAGTATGCGACTTGATGCTATGCTTACGGGCATGAGCACAAAGGACGTTATGAAAAAATCAGATGATGTTGAACTCAAAGTTAAGATGGCAAGTAAAAAAGCAGGTCGTTTGCAGATTGTGCAGTTACCCAATGGATGTAACGTAAACGACATTAAAGCATACTTGCGTGAATACCAAATCCAAAACAACATCGAAGTGCAAGCATTACTTATTGACTATTTGGATCTTATGATGCCTGCAGGTCACAAAGTGCCAGCAAGCGATCAGTTTATCAAAGATAAGTTTGTATCGGAAGAATTGCGTAATCTAGCAGTAGAACTACATATCTTGTTTGTTACAGCATCACAGTTGAATCGTAGTGCAGTTGATGAAGTTGAATTTGACCACAGTCACATTGCAGGTGGTATTAGTAAGATCAACACAGCAGATAACTTGATTGGTATTTTTAGCAGCCGTGCAATGCGTGAGCGTGGGCGTGTGCAAATTCAGTTTATGAAAACACGTAGTAGTAGTGGTGTGGGGACAAAACTTGATCTTGCGTATAACATGGAATCACTGCGTATTACAGATTTGGATGAGGATGATCGTGATGATGAAACTAGTCAAGTCACAAGCATTTATCAAAAGCTAAAGACTAAGAGTACAATTACAGCAGGTGAACAAGTTGTGGATGAATCTACAGCAAGTCAATCTGTGTCGAACTCTGACAGACTTAAGAACCTACTTAAACGAAGAGAGTAGTTGCTGAGGTAACAGCAGTAGAACCTTATCTTAGGATATATATGATGATCTATACAGCGAGCAGTAGCCAAAACGGAGTCAATAATATGAGCCTGTGTGTGCCAAATTGTAAGCCTGTGTTTTGCTCGCCGCCATTAATGTTGCTATTCTTATAATCATGGATCTATGTATAGAAATCAGGAATTTGCATTATGCTATAAGTTTCGCTCCTACCTCAGCAATAATATTTACCAATGGAACCGCTAAATAGTGTTACAATGAAGAAAAATACGAGATCTATACTAGAAGAAATTAATGCTATGTCTCCCAAAAAAGACAAGCGCCAATTAGTTGAGTCGAATGCTAGACATGTGATGCAAACTGCAATCAATTTGATCGAAATGATTGATAACAGTTTTCCTCCTGAGGTAGCGGAAGATTTACAAAAGCGCCTTATTAATAGTATTCGAACTAAGGATCCTAAAAAGTTTATTAGAGGAATACAGCGAATTGAAGATAACGGACATCCTACACGGGACGCATAAAAGACACTACAATCGTGGCCCCAGAACAAAAAGATTATTGCAAAACAGCCTAGTAGTAAACGAGGGCGGCAACATGTTTAGTGATGCTGCCTCTTTTAAACACGAAATGATTCCTGCAATCGTTGACAGCGTTAACACTGTGCTTAGTAAAACAGGCATCAAAGCTATTCCGATTGGTAGTGGTGCAACTCCGACTCCGGGCAAAGTAAGTGGTGATCTTGATCTTATTGTAGATCAAAACGAACTTGCACAATTTTTTAGCACAGATGATCCAAAGGTTATTCGTAAAAAATTAAGACAGTTATTTGATCTAGCTGGGTTCGAAACAGGGCAAAGCGGTGTTAGTGTACATGTAAGAGTTCCATTGGGCGATCAAGCACACCAAGTAGATATTATGGTAACACAAAATGCAATGGACGTATCAAAATTCCATACACATGCTATTCCGCAAGGCAGCAAATACAAGGGGGTTAACAAGCAAATTGCTATGTCATACCTTGCAAAACAACGAGGCTTGAAGTGGAGCGCATTTAAGGGCTTGCTAAACAGAACAGATGATAGTATGGTATCTAAGGATGTAAACGACATTGCAAAAATCCTAATCGGGTCCAATGCTACTGCACAGGACTTGGGTAGTGTTGAATCTATTGCAAATGCATTACCACCGCAAGAGTCTGCCCAAATGATGGCAGATCTTAAAGCAGATCCTAATTGGAAGGAACTTCCATGAGAGCCCGTGAACTTTTAACCGAAGCGACAAAAGTGGGTCGTGAATGGCAACACTTAGAAGATCTGGTATTTGTTGACGGAAGCCAGGGTGCGCTAAATGCTGCGAATATTTTAAAGAACGTGGGCAGTGGGTCAACTGAACTTAACATCAAGTGGGATGGACGTATTGCACTATATTGGGGCCGAGAACCCGACGGTACATTTGTTCTGGTAGGCAAAAACGGCTGGGGTAAAGAAAAATATACCACACCAGCAGATATGCAAAATGCTATTACAACTGCAGGCAAGGGCGAAGATTGGCGTCAAAAACTAGGTGCTGATATGGCACAAGTATTTGACGTTATGGAAAAAAACACCTCTCCTCAGTTTAGAGGATATGCAATGGGTGACTTGTTATGGTATCCAGGCGAGCCATTTCAAATGGCTAATCAGGGTATTACTTTTACTCCAAACAAAGTTACATACACAGTAAATCCCGCAAGTGATTTAGGCAAGCGTATTGCACGAAGTAGCGTGGGGATTGCTGCACACTTATATTACAAAGAGTTTGGTTCATCGGACGGCATGGCATTAACTGACGTTGCTGGGTTAAACGGAAACAATGCTGTTGTACTGAATTCTAGAATCAAATCATACCAAACAAAAATTGACACCAGCGCAGTAGATGACATTATCAATGATGCCAAAAAAAATGCACAATCAATTGACAGTTTACTTGAACCACAAGCAGGTTTAAGTGATATGAAAGGCATCATATACACTTATGTAAATCAGATGAGTCGTGCAGGTCGGTTAAATGATCTTGCAACTGGATTCTTTGATTGGCTCAAAGCAAGTAAAGTAAGTCCACAAAAGCAAGCTAAAATACTTGCAATGCCAGAAAGCAAGTCTATACCAGTACTATTCAACCTTGTACTAAAAGTGCAGCGTGTGAAGGATGATATTATTGGTCAGCTAGATCAACAAACATCCGACATCACTGCAACAACTGATGGGCAAGCCGGTGGCGAGGGATATGCAGCAAATGCAGAAAAAGTAAAGCTAGTACCACGTCAACGCTGGGTTCCGAGCTGAGGTAAATGCCACTAGTTGACCCAAAGTTATACTATATATACCCTAGTCGATATTACTAATAGCAATGTGACTAACTCCAAGTCATTAAATACTCACGGTTATAATCAACAGCAAAATCTTAATACGTTGTTGCAGCTTATTAGTTTAAGAAGTCAACCAATTGAAGTGCAAATTAGCAAGTTAATGACACAAGATGTAGTTAAATACGGCTTTGGAAAACAGTTTAATGGACTACATACAGTGTGGAAATTAGACTTTATATCCGAGCATACTGATGTTTTTAATAAAGACACAAATGGTGTTTATTTGTTAGAACATGATTGTGATGGTGCTGCCTTTACTGCTAAATTAGATGAGACAGTTACATTTAAATTAAATACGTTTGAGGCTTTTAATAAAGATACCGTAAACATACGCTTTTTAAAGGTATGATGTATCGCTAAATAGTATTACAAATTAGGCACACTCTACACAGGCACACATACAAAGGCTCCTATCTTAACAAATCACATGAAGTGATAGGAAGTGAATTATGTCAAATACAATCACGACGCAATTAGAGCGTCATAATTTAGAAGCCCATGTCGATCTGTGTGCAGAGAGGTATAGAGTGCTGGAGAAGCAAATTAATAATGTCGAAACACGTCTAGACCAAATCGAAGAAAAAGTAACAGGCTTGCGTGAAGAAAACATAAGAGCATTTGCTGGTATGAGAGAAGACAATTTAAAACAAAATCAAACAACAAACAGAATTATGTTAGGTACTGCAGCGTCCGTAGTTGCAGGTATACTAACTGTTGTTGTTACAATAATTATGACCATGTAATTTCGCTAAATACATATATGAATTTATCTGTTAAACAAGGTGTATTACTATGAGATTACGTGATATTGCAGAATCGTATGGCCAAATTGATGAACCAGCAGCTGGACTAAGCAAAGCTGCAGTAAGACAGCAAACTGGTGATATGGCTAACCAAGCCCGACGTGCAAACAATCAAGCACAAGATGCTAACGATGAAGCGAACATAAAAGCAGCACAGGAATATAGAGGACAGTTACGTAAAAGACTGGCACCTACAGGTATTCCAAGTAGAATGCTAGCGCCACAAAGTCCAGGAAGTCCAGCACAATGAGAGCAATGGTAACCAAGAGTGGGATTTATACCTGGATTAACACCAGAGAAAATCAGTTTATTGAAGAGCATTTTTCAAACAATGAAAAATTGGATAAAAAAGATTTGAACGAACGTGAACAATACATTGCACAAACACTGGTAAGCCGTGGTATACTAGAGCGGTTTGTAGATCGTAACTCAACAAGTTATGCACTCAACATTGATAACAATAGTGAGGCATGAGATGAGCAGTACAGAAGACATGAAAGCTATCTTAGAAAAGCTATATGCAATTTCCCCAAAACTAGAAAAAAACTTCCAACAAGCAAGTGAAATGTTAGCTGAAGATGCAATAAATGATATTGACTTAGCGGTTGCTATCAACCAAACAGTAACAGAATCCAGCGTAAGAGTGCATAACTATAAGATTGATATTGTTTCAATGGAGTTTGCTGGTAGAACAAAAAACTTTTATAACATAATAGATCTGGCGGCAGGTGAAGTATTGCACAAAGAACTTGCTCTATTTGAAACTGCTATGGCTATTGTTAAAAAATACATTGTTAACACCATTAGTGGTGTGAACGAGTTGGAACAACTAGATGTTGAATATGCCAATGCATTGTATGAAGTATATATGCACAAGCATAATGCAAAGCGATCATTAAATGAAGATATATCCTTAGCAAAAGTAGACAATGCCAATAGAAGATTATTTGAAGCTAAGAGTAAAATTCTAAAAAGACTATAAATATACTAAAGGGAATCAACATCATGTATTTAAACGACTTAAACTCAGCAAGCCACAATGTAGGCAAAATTAATCGTATTTTGTCCCAAACATTTAATCACAATGTTAATTTGGGAGAAATGAGCACCGATTCATTAAATCGTATGCTAACTGCAACAACAGCTAAAATTGCTACTATCAAAGAAAGCAATCTTACTTATTGGGAAAATGCACAATACAATAAGTTAAAACTTATCGAACATTCTTTAAAAACATATATTAGAGAAGTTGCACCAGCCAGAAAAGACGGCAAACGTGCTAAAATGAAAGAAAGCATTGTTATGGAACAAGATTTAGACCAAGCAGAAGTACTGCTAGCAGCCAAAGAATTGGTTGACAAACTACAAAAAATGATCGAAGACGTTGCTGCAATGCAAGTTCAAGAACTTATGCCGATCACAGACGCAATGAAAAATCAACTAGGTTTTGAAATTGCAGAACAATATAATACTGCAGCAGATGCAGCATTAGGCGGTCTACTCGATCAACTAAAATCTGCAAAAACTACATTAGATAACGCTACACTACAAGCAAGCGGTCAACCAGTAAATGGTCCAAGCCCAACTGATATGGGAACAGAACTAGCTACTGCTGATGACTTGGGAGATGAATTTGGCGGTGATGATGAGTTTGGCGGTGATGATGCAGCAGCAGGTGCTCTGAATCCGACTGGTCGTGAACTTAAAGCAGAAAGCAGACTTAACCGTATGGAAAAGAATGCACTCAAGGAGCAACGTGTCCTTTCAGCTAAGAAGCGTGTAATTGAGTCAGCCCGTGCAAGCGGCTATTCAGAAGCGTCTATTGCAAGGTTGATGGCGAAACTTAGATGAAATATTCAGACTTAATTGTAGAAAACACAACTGATCAAGCTGATATTGTGAACGATCTCGAGGAATTGATTACTCGTGCAAAAGCTCGCAACTTTGTTAAAATCAGTACACCTGCAGTACTTGCTAAATTGCAAGATATGGGTTACAGTGTTGATATGACTAGTCTGAAAGCACTTCTAAGTAATATACAAAGCGTTGGTTCAACTAACGATACTGAAGTTACTCTCGACACGGCAATTCCTAGTTCTCCTGATTCCCAGAAGAAGGCAAGTGCTGATGTCGTGAGTAAACTAGCTAGCAAACAAATCCAGAAAGGCACAAAATGACATACAACATTAATAGTAACCAAGCTCTTGCTATGGCGAGAAATGATCTTACTATTTTCCGTGAAATTAATGCTTTAATGGAAGAAGTAATAAGTGATGCGGCATCTGGACTTTACAGTACTACAGTAAGTGACGGGACTACAATGACTGACTCGACACCCGATATCGTAATTACAGGAACAGTTACTACTCCAACAATAACCAATGGGCAAACGTTTATCATTGCAGGAACTACTATCACATTGGGTACAACCGGTACCAATCTAAACAGCATAATTGCAGACATTAACGATGCAGGCATAACAGGATTAGTTGCAAGTAAAAGTAGCAACAGACTCGTAATTACCTACACTGCTGTTGCGGCTGCTACTTGGACAGTTGTTGTGGGTGCAGGAACTGCAAACACTGCACTAGGCATAACTTCAGGTACTAGAACTGCAACTAACCCTAGCAGCACTAGCTATTATAGTGTATGGTCAGGTGCTACAGAGGATCGTGCAAAGTCAGATCAAATGACTCAAGTTATTAAGTATTTTGAAAACTTAGGGTATGCAATTGATCGTCAAGCAAACACTGCGACAAATAAAACCATACAATGGGTTATTACATATTGACATTGTAACAATTTTGTTGTAATGTGATTAGATGTTAACAATAACCACACCTTACCCATATCAAGAAATTAAAAGAAAAAATGTAAACGGCAAGCGGCTCTATGAAACAGAGTCAGGTGCATTGCCTAGTGTCACCACTATCCTTGACAAAACAAAATCAGAAGAAAAAAAGAAAATTCTCAATGATTGGAAAAAGAGGGTAGGTGAAGAACAAGCACAACAGATTGTTACTGAAGCTGCTAATGTTGGAACTCTAATGCACGGCATATTAGAGCATTGGGTCAAGAATGAAACGCATGATCCGGGTAACAACTTTATCCATCAACAAGCAAAACGTATGGCTCAAACAGTTATAGACAATATAGAGCCACATTTAAATGAAGTTTGGGGCAGTGAAGTTAATCTTTACTACCCTGGATTGTATGCTGGCACCACAGACTTGTTAGGAGTTTGGAAAGGCGAGCCTGCTGTGATGGATTTTAAGCAAACGAATAAACCAAAAAAGCGTGAATGGATTGAAGATTACTTTATGCAGGCTGCTGCATATGGTATGGCCCATAACGAACTATACAACACTAACATCGAACGTGCTGCTATTTTCATGTGCAGTAGAGAATGTGAATGGCAGCTATTTGAAGTTGAGCCAGATGAATTTAAATTTTGGACAGAAAAGTGGGCTGGCAGAGTAGAACAGTTCTACAATCTCAACTAAATATGTTATACGAGGGAATATGATATGACAGATACACGTATTAGTAAAATTAAAGTAAGACAGGGGAATTTTTCCGCTCTGCCAATGTTAGATCCGGGCGAGCTTGGATATGCAAAAGATCAACGTAGATTGTTTATCGGAAATGATCCAGTTGCAGTTGGCACTGGAAATGCTGTGAAAACAGCGTTTATTGTTGATGCAGATGTTAGCAGTCCCAACGTAGTTAGGGTATTTTTAGCTGGAGTTGAGGTCAACACTGCGCTTTACAGTATTGTTGGCACAACACTTACGTTCACAACAGCACCTGGTAACGGGGTTGCTATTACAATTATGTTTAACAGTGAACTTGAGATTGACAAAGACATTACTCGTCCAAGTAGTCTTAGTTTATCTGCTGGCGGTGTTGCTGCAGCAACTGGATTTCAATTTGACACTACCCAATACAATGCATGTATAATGGACTATACACTTGAAAGCACTGTTGGTGTTCGTATTGGACAACTACGGTTTGCACTAGACCAAAGCAGTGGCGCAGTAGCAATCGACGACAACTATACAGGAACAGCAAGCATCGGTATTACCTTTAGCTTAAACACTGCTACTGCAAATACATTAAAGCTAATGTATACAGATGTCGATACATTAATCTCAAAATTCAAATATACATATCAACTTTGGAACAGCAATTAAAGCATAGGGCTTGGTTCGATTCTCCCAGCAGCCGTTTGAGCCAATGGAGAGAATTTAGGCAACGCCTTAACATAAATGACACGTATGAAGTGTGCAAAACAGTGGTAAGCTGGTGGGTATCAGCGCCGTTGATTAGTATTACTATTGATCCGGTAAATGCAGCCCAATGGCCCACCCCATGGGAAATGCTACATCAAGGCGACTTCTGTGAAAACAGTTTAGCACTTGGTATGAGCTATACAATCTATTACGCTAATCCTGACATAGCAAATGAGCTAGTATATGTTACTTGTCCTGGCAGTAGTTTTCAAAGACTGTGTGCATTGATTGACAATAAACACTTGCTTAATTTCAATTTAGGCGAGATAAGTACTTTTCCGAGCAAAGACTGTTCGATAAGTTACCGAGTTTCAATCCAAGATATCGTAAAACAACAACAATAAAAGACCCAGCATTGACATGACTGGGGGTATATCATATTTTAAGAAAGCAGACGTGATGAGCAATATTCAAATAACTAAACGAGACGGCACCAAAGAAAACATTAACTTAGACAAACTACACAAAGTAGTATTCCATGCTTGTGAAGGCGTGAGTGGAGTTAGTCCAAGCGAAGTTGAAATCAAAAGTAGTTTACAGTTTTACAATGGTATCACTAGTAATGATATCCAAGAAACACTTATTAAAAGTGCTGCAGATTTAATTAATGAAGAAAATCCAAACTACCAATCAGTTGCAGGTAGACTAATTGTATATCACCTACGCAAAATGGTATATGGAACTTACGAACCATGTCACATCCTAGAACTTGTAAAAAAGAATACCAAAGAAGGATTTTATGATCCTGAACTAATCACATCATATACTGAAGAAGAATGGAACGAACTTAACACCTACGTTAAACATGAGCGTGACGAAAGTCTAACATATGTTAGCATGGAACAATGGCGTGGCAAGTATCTAGTGCAAAACCGTGTTACTGGAGAAATTAAAGAAACGCCACAAATGGCATACATGCTTATTGCAGCAACATTGTTCAATAACTATCCTAAAGAAACACGTATGCGTTGGGTAAAAGATTATTACGATGCTGTTAGCTTGCATGATGTTAGTTTGCCAACTCCTGTTATGGCTGGTGTGCGTACACCACAGCGACAGTTTTCGAGTTGCGTATTAATTGAAACAGGTGATAGTTTAGACAGCATTAATGCCACCACTAGCAGTATTGTTAAGTATGTTTCGCAAAAAGCAGGCATTGGTATCGGTGCAGGCAGTATCCGTGCTATTGGTTCGCCCATACGTAAAGGAGATGCTTATCACACTGGTGTGATTCCTTTCTATAAAATGTTCCAAGCAGCGACACGTTCTTGTAGCCAGGGTGGTGTGCGTAACGGCGCTGCAACACTTTATTATCCCGTTTGGCATTACGAAGTAGAAGATTTGCTTGTTCTCAAAAACAACAAAGGCATCGAAGATAACCGTGTTCGCCACATGGACTATGGTGTGCAGTTCAACAAACTTATGTATGAACGTTTAATCCAAGGCGGCAACATTACATTGTTTAGTCCTGCAGATGTACCTGGACTATATGAAGCGTTCTTTGCTGACCAAGATCGTTTTAAAGAACTATACGAAACTGCAGAACGCAATACACGTCTACGCAAAAAAGTAATCAGCGCATTAGAACTATTCAGTTCATTTATGGGCGAGCGTAAAGATACTGGTCGCATTTACTTAATGAATGTGGACCATGCTAACAGTCATGGTGCATTTAAACCAGAAGTGGCACCAATTAAACAAAGCAACCTATGCTGTGAAATTAACCTCCCGACCAAACCATTAAATGACTTTAATGATATGGAAGGTGAGATTGCACTATGCACACTCAGTGCCATTAACTGGGGTAACATTAAAAAGCCTAGCGACTTTGAACGCATTTGTCGTTTGGCGGTGCGTGGACTTGATGCATTACTAACGTATCAAAGCTACCCTGTCAAAGCAGCAGAACGTGCTACAATGGGCAGGCGCCCTCTTGGTGTGGGCATTATCAATCTTGCATATTGGATGGCTAAGAATGACATGACCTACAGCAATCCAAACTTAGCAATGATTGATGAATACGCAGAGGCATGGAGTTACTACTTGATTAAAGCAAGTGCTGAACTAGCAGCAGAGCAGGGTGCATGTCTTTGGAATGACCAAACACGTTATAGTGACGGTGTTCTCCCTATTGATACTTACAAGCGTGATGTTGATGAACTAGTTGCACCGCAGGAGCGTATGGATTGGAATGGACTACGCAAGCAGTTGCGTGAAACTGGTATTCGTAACAGCACACTAATGGCATTGATGCCCGCAGAAACGTCAGCACAGATCAGCAATGCTACTAATGGTATCGAACCACCACGTAGCTTAGTGAGCGTTAAACAAAGCAAGCACGGCGTTTTAAAGCAAGTAGTGCCTGGTATACACAAACTGAAAAACAAATATGAATTGCTTTGGGATCAGAAAAGTCCAGAGGGTTACCTGAAGATTATGGCAGTATTGCAAAAGTATATTGACCAGGGCATTAGTGTCAACACAAGTTACAACCCACAGTTCTTCGAAGATGAAAAGATTCCAATGAGTACAATGTTACAGCATTTGATGATGTTTTACAAATACGGAGGAAAACAGCTCTATTATTTCAACACATATGACGGGGCAGGCGAAGTAGACATTGACAAGTTTGCCCAATCTAGTATAGTATTAGAAGATAACATCGAACTATCTGACGCAGAAAACTGCGATAGTTGTACAATTTAAGGAATAATGATGAGTAGCGTATTTGATACAAAAAACAAATCAAACCATACTGAGTCCAAAGCATTCTTGGATCCTAATGGTGGGGTCACCATTCAACGTTACGATACACTAAAGTACCCTGCGTTTGACAAGTTTACTGATAAGCAGCTAGGGTTCTTTTGGAGACCTGAGGAAATCGACGTTATGAAAGATAGCAAAGATTTCAAAGCATTGACTGAGCATGAGCAGCACATTTTTACCAGTAACCTAAAGCGTCAAATTCTACTTGACAGCGTTCAAGGCCGTGCGCCTGTAGAAGCATTTAGCCCTATCGTAAGTTTGCCAGAACTTGAAAATTGGATTATTACTTGGACATTTAGTGAAACTATTCATAGCCGTAGTTACACACATATCATCCGTAACATCTATAGCAACCCTAGCAAAATCTTTGATGAGCTGTTGGACATTGCAGAGATTGCGGATTGTGCAGAAGACATTAGCAAAAACTATGATGATTTAATTGAACTAGCAAGTTGGTATAATTTGCTAGGAGCGGGCACACACACAGTAAACGGAAAATCGGTTGTAGTTGATCTATACGAACTAAAGAAAAAACTATGGCTTGCACTTATGAGTGTTAACATTCTAGAAGGTGTTCGTTTTTATGTCAGCTTTGCCTGCAGTTGGGCATTTGCTGAACTTAAAAAGATGGAAGGTAATGCAAAGATCATCAAGCTAATTGCTCGTGATGAGAATTTGCATTTAGGCAGTACACAACTTCTTCTAAAAACGTTGCGTAAAGATGACAGTGATTTTGATAAGATTGCAGCGGAAACGGAAGCAGAGTGTGTTAAAATGTTCGTAGACGCAGTTGAGCAAGAAAAGGCATGGGCTAACTATTTGTTCAAAGATGGTAGTATGCTAGGCTTGAACAATCGACTGCTTTGTGAATACATTGAATATATTGCAGCACGGCGTATGGTTAGTGTTAGTTTGCCAAAGGTATACAACCAATCAAACAACCCATTGCCGTGGACACAAAAATGGATTGCTGGATCTGATGTTCAAGTAGCACCACAAGAAACTGAAATTTCAAGCTATACAATTGGCGCAGTCAAGCAAGATGTGGATAGCAACACATTTAAAGGGTTTAGTTTATGATTACAGTATACAGCAAAGCAGGGTGCGGATATTGCACAATTGCAAAGGACTACCTAACAAAGAACAATTTTGAGTTTGAAGAAATTAGAATTGACTTGGACAAGGAAAAGCGTGATTGGATTGTTAAGCAAGGACACAGAACTGTTCCTCAAATCTATTACAAAGGAAAAGTACTTGTTGCAGGCGGGGGGATTGCATTGAGTAAAATGGATCCTACAGAAGTAAAACAGAATATGGAAAAAATTGATGTTATCAGTACAAGCGTTTAAGTCAGGCGATGTCGTTGTTGTTAAACTTGTGACAGGCGAAGAAATTATTACAAAACTAGTAGAGCCAGATGTTACTTCTTATAGTATCTCTAGACCATTGGTATTTACTATGCACCCACAAACAGGGCAACCGGCGCTTATTCCTTGGCTAATGAGTCTTAACCCAAAAGATCCAAAGCCAGTTGTTATTAACAAAAGTGCAGTAGTTGGCATGACCACACCAGCTAAGGAAATTGCAGATAGTTACACACAAGCCACAACGGGTATTGTTACAGCACCAGCAGGTTTTGTGCTTTAATAAATATATGTATGACAAACTTCATACATAGGCAAAATGATGCGAGAAGTTGTGGTGCAACAACTGTCACAACTTCTAACACAGTTAGAATTAACGGTAGATTTATTAGTGTTGAGGGTGATACTAATACACATGGCGGGGGAGCATTAAGAGCAACCCAAACTGCCGGCAAGGTTAGAGTAGGTGGTAAATCAGTTATTATCCTCAACGATCCAGCTTCTCCCGATTCATTATGCCCTCCATTAGGCGGCGCCCATTGTAGCCCAAAGGCTAGCAGTGCAAGTCCAAATGTAAGAGCGGGGGGCGGTTGATATGACAGGATTGACAGATTTTAAAGCAGGTTTGCAGAATGCAAGCGAATACTTAGACGGCAGACATCATCTCGGCGGCACGTTTGCACAAGGAACTGATGCACTTCGTATTGTTGGTACTGCAGAATATAGTTTCACACTAAGAGAACTACTATGCAGCATACTAGCAGGTAATGGATTTAAACTTCCAAATCTACAAATATGCTTACATGCAAACATTAATGAATTACTAGGCATACCCAATTTGCAAGCAGAACTTGCTGGTATTTTAGGACAGCTACAAGCTGGTCTCGAAAGCTTCATGGATCACACAAAGATTGATGATGTGTTAGGTCGTCTTAATAGTGTATTAGGCGAAGCACAACAAGTCGCTAACTTGATTAACTTTTGTGCAGTACCTGTAGATCCTATTGCGATCCCTAACCTATTAGAACGTGCGTTTGGTAGCTTCCTAGGTGCAGGCAAGTCTATCATCGACGCAATTGGTAACATTGCTCCTGGTGAAGTTTGTGCATGTATTGGCCCTGGCGGATTTAACACAAATGCATTCCAAGGCGGTATTTTAGGTCAGATTGCAAACAACATCGAAGCGATTAATCTAGGTAACTTAGGGCAGGGTATAATTGATGATATCAGAAACCAAGTAAGCCAAGTAACTGATAGCATTTCAAATTTAATTAGTTTTGAAAATAACATCGGCGGTGCATTTAGTCAAGGCGGTAGCCAATTTGGGGGGAACCCGGGTTGTAATACTGAAGTAGGTGTTATGCACAATCCAAATTCCAGTGTTGCAAGTAATGCTAGATACACTACTGCACTCAAATCAATGTATGACAACTTAGCAGGGTATCCTGTACAATACCAATATAACAGAGATCCTGCAACAGGTGGCCCGCTAATAACAGGAGGCAGTGGCGGTGCTGGCGGTGGTGCTGGCGGTCTAGGAGAAGTAATTGATTATCCTAACATATTCCATTTACTATTAGATGATGCGATGCTGGAGTTGTTAGACAAAGATGATGACCCGGTATCTAATATTAATAATCAACAGCCTGTGTATGATTATTGTGGTAACATTATCGGGTATACAGCAAATTATGTGCAACGTCCAATACAACAAAGTGCTGGCGCTGTGCCAGCAGCCCCGACATTACAAGACGGCACAGTATATCCTGGCTATCAAGCAGGTGGATTAACAACTGATACAAGTAGTGTTGCAGCAGGTGCAACTACCATCGGGACTGCTACCGCAACATCTTCTGATTCAAATGTAAAATATACTAAGTTACAAACAACAGATGCAACTGTTGAAACTGTTAAGTTTAGCAATGTTATACAACAACCCAGCGACGGCAAAACATGGTTCTTTACTATTGATGCACTTGGCGGCAATGACAGTGGCTCGTCGACTAGATGCGGATATAAAGTAGAGGGGGTTGTACAAAACATTAGCGGAACAAAATTTATTGTAGGAACAAACGTAACTACACTATTTGGATCTACTGGTGCGGGTTGGCTAGTGGATGCAGTAGTTGACAGTAATGTTTTTAGAATCAGAGTAACGGGTGCTGCAAGCACAACAGTTAACTGGAGTGTGAAATTGTCGATAGTTGAGCTATAAATACATAGTCGACAAAAAAATTATAAAACCGTGATTTAATGGTTGACAAGTAAGTCATCTTACTATAGTATCTTAGTATTAAGAGAATTATGGAGAGATGTCATGGCACATCATGAATACAATTTTTGGCACAGAAAGGCATAACATGAGATCAAAAGACACAGGCTCGGGTAGAAAAATTTTAGCTAAGGTAGAGGTTCCCCTTAGCGTCGAGGATATCACAATTTTTGCATTGCGATATCTTTACGAGGTAGGCGACGACGACCCACGAGACACAATCCTAACCAGTAATAAACGACAGATTTTTGCATTTGCAAAAGCAGCATTGTTTAGATGGGGATCAGAAGAACCAAAAGTGTTCATAGGCGATAAGCTCAATGGATCCTTTAAGTCGGTTGAAGCAATCGTACAGTATAAATTCCCGGAGTGTGATTAATGTCAAATGTAATTGACTTTCAGGCTAAGCGTGAAGAACGCAATAAAAAGGATCTAGAATACATCTCAATTGATAGTTTTGAAGCAACATTTGATATTGTTCATGATATTGATTATGATAAATTCTACAGTATGTTTACACAAGGAATGACAATTGAACCCTCTAAACCGAAACGATCGTAACACCCCGCAATCATTAATTGATGAGTTTCTAACCAACGGCGGCAAGGTAACCGTTTGCGATGCAGGCGCCAAAACAGAAAATGTTAATTATATTGGCGGTTTTTATGCCAAAAAGAAGAAAGCCAAAGAAGGCGAAACGTTCGACGAATAAGCAAGTTTCCGCTTATGTAAAAAATAGTAGTAGACATTACCCGTTGATTTAACTATAAGTATGTTACTAGTAAAGTATCCGTATTTTATTAGTCCGACAAAGGGAGAAGATAATGAAGATGTCTAAAATACTTGGCGTGGCCGGTTCAAGTGCGATTATTAGTGCTGCTACAGTTTTATACTTTACTGCACCAATCGTAAAGCCTGCAAACGCTGGTATCTCGCCAGAGATTGTGTACGTTGACAGAGTAGTCGAGAAAATCGTTGAAATACCTGTTAAAGTGATAGTTAAGGAAACTAAAACAACTTGGCTTGATAAAACATCAGAAGAAGATCTCAATTGCCTGGCGCAAAATGTCTACTTCGAATCACGTGGAGAAAGCCACATAGGCCAATCTGCGGTAGCTTGGGTTACTCTAAATAGAGTTGTTGATAAACAATTCCCTGACAGTATATGTGAGGTAGTTTGGCAAACAAATCAGTTTAGCTGGACTAATGATGGTAAAAGCGATAAACCCAAGGACGCTGAAGCATGGGACACTGCAACGAAAATAGCAGAAGAAGTGTTAAGTGAATATGGTTATTCCACAGATCCTACAGAAGGATCAACGTATTTTCATGCTGATTATTCCAAACCGGGATGGCGGCATGATTTTAAAAGGATTGTGTTGATCGATCAACATATCTTTTATGTTGGAACACATCCAAAAACTTAATTAGTTGCCCTTAGGGGCAACTTTTTTATCTTTTTTATAGAAAACACTTGACTTTCTCACCAAGATGTATTACATTAATAATGTAGGCAATGAGGAGAACTAAGATGGCTGGATGGTGGGCGGAAGCAGAGACTGGGGTGTGCTACAGAGAGCAGGGTATCGCTTGTGCGGATGGGACTTGTGGTCACTGTGATGGCGCTATGAATACTAAGGAGACCGCTATGGAAAAGATCGCTGCCCTGTTGAGTGATGATCGGTTTGAATCCAAAGACTGGAAACACAGTGACGCAGTAGGTCGGATTGAATGGCTGATTGCCATGCTTGAGTCAAAAAACGAAGAAATTGATATGTGGGTTGATATGATCAACGCAATTAAGGAGAGCTGAAATGGCTGTTAAGATAGTTGAAGGTTACACCGATCCTGCCTGGCCTGAAGTCAAAGAGATGTTCTATAATAACTTCAATCCAGATGACTGGGACAGTATCACTATCGCCAAGTCTCGGTCAACTGTAAAGCGGCATGCTGTTAAGAGGCTGGTATGTGACTACACCATCAAAAAAGTTGGTGATGTCTGGGTTGCTGTTAACTATCATTCCTAAAATAATGGTTGACAAGTAAGACATCTTACTGTATATTGTTAGTGTAGGTAACGAAGGAAAACGAGATGAGGCACTCCACACTGTTTGAGTATTTCAAGCTTCTTTGCAATAAGCGCCGTTACAGCTACCAAGCCCGGCGCTCTAGGTCCTCAGAGTATATCGAAGTAAAAATAAAAGGACGGATCTATTTGTTCCGTTTCTCTGACCATGACGCAACAGATAGTATTCCGTGGGAGCCCGACTTCGATATCAGAGACGGTTCTACTTTTAACGCTGCCAAGAAATTTATTAAATCTGTCGACTACAGGGGAGTATTAGCATGAGTGATATCCTAAAATAATGGTTGACAAGTAAGACATCTTACGCTATATTGTATATGTAGGCAACGAAGGAGAACGAGATGAGTGCGAACGCTATTGTGATGCTGAAAAACGAATTCAAAGCTGCAGTCAACTGCAAAGACAACTGGAACGAGAACGGCATTAACTGGGACTATGTTGATGCTGATTGCTTCCACGCTGTTATGACACACTTGCCTGGCGCTGTGTATACGAAAATCTTCGATGAGCTTGCGGACTTTTTCGAGCGTAAATACAGTGCAGGGATCGAAACGCTAGAAGCGAAACTAGCGATTGATGCCCGCATTGATGCAGAATATAAAGAATTGTTTGGAGAAACAGTATGAATACCAAGGTTGACACTACGGTGATGGACGAGTTGTTTAAAGTCTACGCAATGCCTGTACAGTCAGATTTTGAACTAGCAATGAAGCAAGAGCTCAACGCTTGGGTCAAGAACCACCCCGCTCATAAATCGTGGGCAACACCTGCAGAATCTGCAAAAGAGTTTTGGGCCGAGCGACTGAAATGATTAAAGCACTAACTGACTTTGCTATTAATACACTTAGCGGCGCAATGAACATGGTGTTTGCGCTTGTTATTCTTTCATACCTCTTCTAAGGAAAACAAAATGAATGCGATTCGAACTATGCGTGATATTGCCATCAGTCTTTTGATGATATATATACTAGTAGTGAGCATTTGGGCCCGCACTTCCCCGGCTTCGGTAGGTGAATGGCTAGCAAAACGAGACATGGCATATGAGACTATGTGGGCTGACTGCGATTGCACGGAGAGTCTAGAATAGAAGAATTTATTAAGTCCTGTAACAGGCACGAACATTACGCCTACATTCAACCTCGCCCAGCACAATATGCTGCTTGGCGAGGTAATCACGTTCTTACAGTAGAATATTCAGAATGGGTTTGGACACAATCCAACTGCCCTAGTTTAAAACTAAACATTCCTGTGCCTGCATTGGATATTTTGGAAGAAGCACTTGTCAATTTACCTAGTTTTGTTTCACACAGAGACAATGAAGGTAACTTAGGATGGCGTAGTGCAACAATACATGGTGTTGATACACACATTACTAATGCTTGGAATTATTACGACTTTGATAGTGAACCCACACATACTTGGACAGCACTTGCAGATGCGTGTCCAAAAACAAAAGCGTGGTTAGAATCGTTCCCTTGTACTGCATACCAGCGTGTTAGATTTATGTGCTTAGAGCCTGGCGGTGTTATTGCGCTACACAGGGATAACAGCAATCGTGGATTAGACGCAATCAACGTTGCTATAAATAATCCGTCTAATTGTAATTTTTATATGGAAGACGCTGGCACTATCCCATGGCGTGTAGGCGATGTGCGTTTAATTGATATTGGTAGATACCACGCTGTTGTTAACAATAGTGATGCACCACGTATCCATATGATTATCCACGGAGGATGGAATATGGAAATACTTAAACAAACATGTGAAAGCTATGATGAACTCTCCCGTTTACATTTTCAACACTGAAGCACTAAAGCGAAAACTGCACTTTGTTGATGAGTATTTTTTGCTGCCAGCCGGATTTATGGATGCATATCTATTAAATTGGTCGCCAAGCAAGATTACGTATTACGACTTTAACCCAAATGCACTAGACTTTAAACGCACACTGATCGAGCAATGGGATTGCACAAAAAAGCAACTATGGGAAATTGTTAGTGATTTGAAGTATCCGTATGCACTGAGTGATTTCGGCGTTCCCAATTTCCACTCGCTTACTCCCAAAGAGCAATTTGATGCAGGTTGGGATTCATTCGTATTTGCTGATTGGATTGATAGATTCCATGCTGTAAAGGGATCTGAGGTAAGCTACGTATTGTTTGACATTGTAAACAATCCAATGCTATGCGGGCTTGTAGAAAAAAGCGATACTAGAAAGTATATTTGGTTTAGCAACTGTTTTGACTATGCACACGGGGATAGTTTAGACCGTCAACGCAAGTCATATGAGATTTTCCGTAAAGCTGCTAAACGACACGATTTGTTTTTGCATGGGTTGGACCCTGTTGTGGATAACTTTATTTGGGAACCTGCATAAAAGCTCTTGACTTCCTAACCAAGATGTGTTACATTAATAATGTAGGCAACGAGGTCGAGGAGGACCACAATGAATGCAGTGACCACAACCCACTTTGCGAAGTGGCTCGGTAAACGCCGAATGACTAAGATCGGCAAGATGTGGGTCGAATCTGATGGCATTATGGTCATCCTGAAAGATGGTTTGACCAACGAGAAGTGGGACACGAACGGTCGGTTCGTCCTCACCGATGAACCCATTGCCGACATCAAGTCGGACTTGCTTGAATTCTTCGACAATGTTGTGGAGGTGTAAATGTCAACTAATGATCCTACTTATCTTAGCCATCCCGTCGGCAACAACTATCTAGACGAAGCACTGGAAAACTATCTAGTGCATGGTTTGTCTCCTGGTAGTTTCTTAACTGCAGTTCTTGCAAATGATTTGGAACGTGCTGCACTTCGTGCCGATCATTGGAATAAACAACATCTAGCAGATATTGTTATTGCTGTGGTACAAAACTGTCCATACAACGCTTTTGGTAGTTTTGTTATCTTTAAAGATTGGTGCGCTGACAAAAACGGTTGTCGTACCGAGTGGGTAGAAATCATGCGAGAGCAAAATATTATCCGAAAACTTGAAAATAGTTATTGACTTTTTCACCAAGATGTATTACATTATAAATGTAGGCAATGAGGAGAGACGCTATGACCAAGTTTGACAAAACGAAGTTTACTACTTCCGGCGACTATGTCCACTACGAGGGTAACTTTGTTGCCCGCTTTAAGCACAAGGGTCCGTTGACCAAAGCAAAACTGCTGAAAGCACTTGCTTTGTTTTACACCCCCGATGCTTACTTTGCTCGTTTGAAAAATGAGGCTCCGTTTGGCATTTTGATGAAAGATGGCCACGTTGAGTTTGATGCTACTGCTCGTAAATTTATCTTCAACTATTGAGGTTCAAAATGCGTGAAGCTATTATTACTGAAGAATGGGTCGATGATGATGTGTGCATTGGCGACTACGACAGCCATGTAACTCGTAAAACTTACGAAGTTGCGTTCTTTAAAGACGGGGAAACTGATCCCTTTGATCGCTGCTGGTATAAAACTGAACTTGCTGCACAGAATGCTGCTAACTCGTATGAACGTGGGTGGTACGTGATTGGCACGTATGGCCAAGTTGAATTGGAGATTTGCTAAAATGATGTTCAAAAACGGATCAACGCTACACTAACACTTGACAATGCACTGCATGTGCATTATATTGTTATTGAAGGAGTGCTAGCTATGCCGACATTTGAAGTAGAAGTTATCCATTACAATCCACTAGGTGGAGTTAAAGCTAAAGAATGTGACTTGTTTGATAACAAACTAAGAGCGATTGCATATATGCGATCTAAGATCAGCAATCGAAATGGTCTTATCAAACAAGGTGACATTAAGGATGGTGTTGTTAAGTTGATCGATGATCGTGGTTCACTAAAACAACTTATAAAGTTTGGTGAGTTGTAACCTACAAAACGCATAAATAAGTTTATGCGATTATACGAATTTATCAACACAGAAATCACCGAGGGTCCAAACGACCCCAATATTTTCAAAGCAGTCTTTATGGCTGGTGGCCCTGGTAGCGGCAAGAGTTATGTTGCAAAACAGCTCTTTGGCGGCTTCCTAGGGCTTAAAACATTAAATAGCGATGATATTTATGAAATACTAATGGGCAAAGCCAAAATGGCTTTGGATCCGCAAACCATCTTTAGTCCAAAAGGACAAGAGATTAGAAACCGTGCAAAAAGTGCATATGATATACAGGACGAACTTTATAGATTAGGTCGCCTAGGTATGATTATCGACGGCACAGGTAAAGATGTTGAAAAGATCGCAAAGCTAAAAATCCGTTTAGATGCACTGGGTTATGACACAATGATGGTATTTGTGAACACTGACATCGACACTGCACAGCGTAGAAACTTAATGCGTCCACGCAAAATAGCTTCGGACGAAGTGCAAAAGATGTGGAATGCTGTTCAGCAAAACATCGGGCGTTTCCAGCGTATGTTTGGCGCTAATATGATTGTATATGATAATAGTTCAGATGACGATGATCCATTCCAAATAGATGATGTTATTAAACAAGTTAGGGCATTTATGGATGCTCCTCCTAAAAAGAAACAAGCAACAGACTGGTTAGCAAATGCTGATAAAACTAATGCTAATTTTGCTCAAAAAAACAAACAAGAAAAAGCCACTGCAATCGCAGCTACAAAAAAAGAACCAGAGCCTAAAAAAGAACCAACACAAGAAGCAATAACAGAATCACAGTTTGACGAAGCTGCTGGCGAAAAGGATGCTTGCTATCACAAAGTCAAGAGTCGTTATAAAGTTTGGCCTAGTGCATATGCATCAGGTGCGTTAGCTAAGTGCCGCAAAGTCGGTGCTAAAAACTGGGGTAATAAAAGCTAATGCTGATCGAAGATATTTTAACAGAAAAATGTTGGGATGGATACGAAAAGAAGGGCATGAAAACCATGTTTGGTAAAAGAGTGCCTAATTGCGTAAAAAAAGAATCAGCTGCAAAAGAAACGTATAATGAAGTAATTGACCAAATCGAGGAAGACTTACGCAAGTGGTTTAAACAAAAATGGGTTAGATTTGGCCCAGACGGAAAAATTCGTGGCGACTGTGCTAGGGGTGATGATAGCGAAGGCAAGCCTAAATGCTTACCACAAAGTAAAGCACACGCTCTAGGTAAAAAAGGCAGAGCCAAAGCCGCAGGTCGTAAGCGTAGACAAGATCCCGATGCTGAACGTCGTGGTCCTGCTAAGAATGTAGCAACAAAGTAAAAGGTAAGCCAGATGAACACTGCAGCAGATATTCAGAGTTGGATTGACAATTACAGATTTGTAGACAACGGAACAGCTAGTAGAGATGTTTTGTTTCAGATAGTTGGAAAATTTCCAAACCATTCATTTACATATGGTCCTGTAGAACCAAATGGCTATGTATTAAGCATTACAGGCCCCTTAGTAACGCAAGAGTTTGCACTGAAGTAAGCAAAAACCGTTATTGCCTCTTTTTTAGGTAAATATACTATATAGAGGTAGATTTTTTTAATGTATGAGTATAAATGTTATGTAGTGCGTATTGTTGACGGATGCACAGTTGACGCTCAAGTAGACTTGGGCTTCAACGTGTTGGTTCGGCAACGCATTAAATTATACGGTATTCATACCAACGATATAAAAGCCCTCGATGATAAATTAAGAGAGCAAGCTACAGCTTCAAAAAACAAGCTAGGCGAACTGCTTGGTAAAGAATTCATTTGTCAAACCATTCTAAACAAGCGTGGTAAAATCGGAAGAACATTAGGGCATGTTTTTGTTGAGGATGAAAGTGGAAATCGTATAAACATTAACCAAAAAATGATAGACGACGGATTCGCAACCTCATACGGAGAATAATATGAAATTTGGATACCTTGTACTAATTGTAGCACTTACTATTAGTGGTGTCGCAATCTACTATAGCGTAGCAGGACTTATGGCTATCTTTGCTGCATCTGCTATACCCATTATGATTATGGGCGGCTCACTTGAAATTGGCAAACTTGTTGCTGCAGTGTGGCTACATAAGTACTGGGATAAAGCTGGCTTCTTACTCAAAACATATCTAAGCATTGCTGTGCTTGTGCTTATGCTTATTACTAGCATGGGTATTTTTGGTTTCCTTTCCAAAGCACACATTGAACAAACTGCAAACGCAAACGAAAATATAGCGCAAATTGAACGCATATCATTAGACATTGCACGCCAACAAGACATTATTGTAAGAGCGGAAGAAAAGATTACTTCTTCTGAAAGCAAAGGCGTTAACCAAGACGACAAAATACAAGAACAAATCGACATTGAACAAGAACGTATTGATACTGCATACACACGTATCCAGCCCAGCATTGATGAACAAAACAATATAATTGCTACAGAAGGTTCTCGATTATCTGGCGGATTAGCATTGTATGAAGAACAAGTTAAAACTATGGATGCTCAACTAACTTCCCTGCAAACATTTATTGATGTAAACGACATCAAGTCACTGCAATCACTTATTGGGGTGAAGGCTGATGGTAGTTTCGGTCCAGCGACAAGAGCTGCGGTAGACGCATTCAAACAAAATGTTAGTGCAGAGAAGATCAAACTGACACAACTGATTGCAGACGAAAAAGCTAAACAAACATCACCTGTTATTGATGCTGCTCGTGCTGAGATTAAACGTTTGCGTGGTATTGCAGAACAGCAGATTGCAGACAGTAACACACTTATTACACGACTAAGAGCGCAACTTGGCACAGAAGATAAAACTGCAACTGATCACATTATCAAAGATGAAACTGCAAAGATCACAACAGCTAACAATACAATTGATAAGTTAACCGAACAAAAATATACATTAGAAACATCTTACCGCAAATTGGAAGCAGAAGTCGGACCTGTTAAGTATCTCGCAGACTTTATATATGGTGATCAGTCCGGCACTAACGTATTAGAGCAAGCAGTACGATGGGTTATTGTGACTATCATATTTGTGTTTGACCCACTTGCTGTTGTGCTGCTAATTGCTAGCCAGTATACATTTGATTGGAATAGAAAACCTGTTGAAGATAAACCATTACCAAAGCCTGTTCCGCAGCCACAATACCCCGTAGTTAAAAAGCCAGGTAGACCAAAGAAAGCACAAAAGATGGAATTGCATAGTGATATTGCATATCCTGACACCTTGCCACCAACTCAAACTGAATTAGAGGAAATGTTAAAAAGGGCTGATCCTGAAACACTTGAAGAAGTAATGAAGGAACTGTCTAAAAACAAAGAAGAAATAGTTGACATAGTTGCAGATAAGCCGTATAATGATACAGTTGCGGACAAAGCCTATGGACTTGATGGTAAACTAATAAGAACTATCAAAAGCGTTACAATAAAAAATAAGGAAGTCTAAGCCCAATGCGGGAAAATTCAATTTTTACGATTACCCCACCTGAGATGCAGTTATCAGATGATGGCCCTACAATTACTGTTATCAGCACAAATCCAGAATTTATCAGTAAGATAGAATCCGCACATGAAAGTATGTTTAAAACTGTTTCTGTAACAATCTATCATCCAGACGGCCCTGTTACTGAAAATAACATTGCGTGGGTAGTTAGTGTTATGCGGTTTAGTGAGAACATTTATATTGACCTAGACACTGCTACAGATTTAGGTATCATCGGTGCTATACTAAGTGGTGGCAATGTTGTGTTTATTAACAAAGACAGAGTTAGGAATGACATTGCAAAGCTAATTAATAGTATGCAAACTGACTACCAAATTTTTGAAGAAATAGAAGATTACATTGAAGTAATCTTGCATAGGTTTAATTGAGGAGAAAAATGATCAAGAACCGTAACAGCGTTGTTTTAGGATGTTAATGAAAACTGCCTTCAACAAGAAACCCGAACCAAAGCAACCAATTAACGAGTTTATTCGTTATCATCAGTTGCGAATCATCGGCGAGGATGGCCAATCAAACGTTATGAGTAAACGTGATGCATTGGCGCTTGCTTATGAACAAGACATGGACTTAGTCGTTAT